AGCTACATTTAATGTACCTGTAGCTAAAGCAGCAGCATCTGTAGTAGCACTAGCATCACTACCTGCTATACCAGTAGCACCAGTATCTCCTTTATCTCCTTTATCTCCTTTATCTCCTGTATCTCCTTTATCCCCAACAGCACCTTTCAATAAAGCTAATTGTGGAGCAGTAAAATCACTGTAGGTAAAAGCTGCTCCTTTCAAAGCTGCTAATTGAGTAGTAGTAAAATCTGAATATATAAAAGGTTCTCCTTTAGGCCCGATACCTCCTACACTTCCTGTAGCACCTGTAGCACCTTTTAGAGCTGTTATTTGAGCAGGAGTAAAATCACTATAAACAAAAGCATCTCCTTTATCTCCTTTTGTACCTGCTGTAATTAAAGAACTTAAATCTACTACAATAGCAGAATTATCTGTTAAAGTAAAATTTAAATTTTTAGTAATAGAATCAAAAGTAGCAAGTTTAATTACATTTTCATTTACATAAGAAGTTAAATCAATAGTTTGAACAGCTGTTCCATTTTTAGTAATAGAAAATTGATTAGCTGTTAAAGGAGTTAAAGTATATTCTGCTCCTAATTGAGTAGCTGTTTTACCTATAGTTACTACATTACCATTACTCTCTTTAGCAAGTAATAAAGCATCTGTACTTCCAGCAGGATAATTTTCTATCCTAGCTTGACCCGGTATTTCAGTTATGGCTTGTGCTATACATGATAAGTTTACCAGTAGCATCAAATAAAGTAAAAAGTTGATTTGTTTTTTCATCGCTTGTTTTTAATTTAATTCTAAATCTTTAGTTGTAAAAATGTAATTCCAATTATTTAAATCATTTAAGTTTCCAATTGTTTTATATACCATTGAACGTATATAAGTTGTAGAATCATAGTAACCATTTGAAACACTATCATTAACTTCTAGTATTTTACTATTTTCAGGTACAGCATTACTAGGATGTTTAATTAATCTAAATGGATTACCATTTATTAAAATAGTAGCTATACTAGAATTTGCACCAGATTCTCCTTCTCCTAAATCAGATAAAGAAATAGGTATAAAAAGATCATTCAAATAACTTTTTAATTCGGCAAAACTAACAAATTCTCTATTATCATCATCAGTAATATTTTGCCAACTCTCTACTAGATCAGTTCTAAAATCTGCTAAATTTTCTACTGTTACAGTATTAGGTGTATAAGCTATTCTATAGTTATTAGGAAACTCTTTTGAAATTCCAAAGATAACTATTTGTTGTAATTTACTATCTTTGTATATTTTAATTTTTGCCATTGTAGATATTATTTATAAAGAGTTTTATGTCATATATTTCAAAAGAAGCTGCAATTAAACCTATAAGAGAAGCTGTACTATAATTAATACTTTTATCATTAAGAACATATAAAGGTATAGGTATGTTTATATCTTTAACTTCTCCCGCACTTTTTGCTGTTATAAAATCAGTACTAATTAAATCTATAAAAGCTGTTTCCGGTGTACCTTCATTATATAGTTTTAAAGATACTCTACCTCTTTCAGAAGGGGCATTACAAATAATCTTAAACAAAAGATTACCCATATAGTTTTTACTAATATCGGCTAATTTAATACTTCCGTCCTGATTAATCAATTTTTTAAGATCAAGAGACGCTTGATTATCGTTTATAACATTATTGCTAATGGGAAAGATAAAAAGGCTGTTAGCGAGACCATTATAAGGTTCACTTTCTATATAATCTGTATTAGAAAGTAATATAGAGTTAGGAATAAAAGGTGTTAGATTTCCCGGAACTTCTGGGTCAGTTTTATTTATTACTGTATTGTTTACAATACTTGTAGATGATCTAGTGCACATAGTTATCGTTGTTTAAAAGGTTATGTATTTGGTTATTTGGTATTGCTGTATCTGAATGTAACAAGTTAACCATATTTGTATAAAAAGGATTAGTTATAGCTTCCAACATACTTTGTGCTTCTTCTATAGAAGGGTAATTAACTCTATTAGCTGCCATAGGATAATGTTTCTCCCACATAGCCATAGAATCTTGAAAGTTAAGTATAGGGTGTTTATAACCACTAAAACTCAATTTAAAAATCACATAATAAGGTAAACATTCTATTACTTTAGCATCATTAGGTATCATTACGTCACCACAATCATCTGTAGGTATTCCAAAGTAAATAAGCCTAAGTTCTCCTTTACTAAAATTAGTAATAAGTCTATTACCATTTATGTAAGCTTTGTAATCACTATGATAAGCTATTCCCGGTATATCTTTATTTATAATTTCATTAGTAATAGGTAATCTAACTATGTTATTACCAGTCTTTACAAAAGCACCTATTAGATATTTAGATTCAACAGGTAAAGAAACACTATCATTATATATTTTTTCAGTTTTTACTTTTAATTCATAATAACCATCTATTTCCATTATCTCTACTCCTGATGCTATATGCCTTTGAGCTTTATTAACCCAATCAGTACCAACAACATTAAAGTCAGTAAATAAACTTGCTATTATCTGTTTACTTGATATTAAGTTAAATTTGCTCATTTTAATTCTTTATATAAAGCTGCTGCTTTGTTAGTATCTTTCTTAACTGTACTTAACTTTGTTACTATAGAATTACTACCTCTAGCTGGTTTATACTTATAATCTTTAAGTATAGGATTATATTTAATAGTACTATAACTATGTTTCCAGTATAAGAAGTAATCTACATCTGGAAAAGTTACAAACCAGTGTTCTCCTTCTGGGTTTTCTTTACTATAAACTTCTTTATTTTGTGCAAGTAACTGTTTTTTCTTTTTATTACTTGCTCCCCAATTTATAGTTTTATTGTCTTTTATAATTACTTTTTCAACACCTATATAACCAAAATTAGTATTAAGTTCAAACTTTGCATTTTCTTCTATCATAATATTAATTATATAATCATTATAATTACTTATTATAAAATTAAACATTATGTAAGAAGGTAAAGTATTTTTTAATCGATCTATTTCTTTTTTCTGTAAGTTAGCTATACATTTATGATATGTGTATTTAACAAGATAAAGCTTTAAAGCTTTTGTATTAATTTCTTTACCGTTAACATACATTTGTTTTTTAAAAGATAAAGTATTTAACTGCTCATTACTATTAAATTTCTTTATTTTATCTAAACTACTATTAGAGTATTTGTTTAGTACATTTTTATAATCTTTTAAGTACTTGAAATAAGTTCGTTTATACTTTAAATTATTCTTGTATTCTTGTTTAAGAATTACAAGTTCTTTTTTAATAGGGTTAGTATATAATTCATAAATAACTCTAAGGTCTATCATCTTTATCTATATTTATCTCTGCTCCATCTTTAGCAGGAGTTTGATATTCCCCTTTGATAATTTTTTTAATATTACTTAACATATCTACAGGAACAGGAAACTCTAAATCATCTGGCGCCTTATCTAAAAATCTACAATCTTCAACAAGTCTAGGATCAGCGATTACTTCTTCTACTATTAATTTGCAAGGTTTTAAAGAATTTAATAAATAAATATCTTGACCTAATACCGTATAATACAATACATTATTTTGAAAAGGTAAAGCACTTAAATAATTAAACTCTTGTAATGTAGCAAAAGTAAACGTTTTATCTCTGTTTTTGTTACCTACATAATTATAATTTATCCTACCATTGTAATATTGTCTTATAGGCTTAGGTATCGATTGTTTACTCTTTAATATAGGACGACCATTATAATCTACTTCAATAAACTCTACTTCTATTTCTTGAAGATAATCAGTATAACTCATTGGATTCCTTTGCAAATCTTGTTTAATAAGTTCTGCTCTCCAATCTACTACACTATCCTTAATACTTTTTCTAAGGGTCATATTAAACTGTTCTCCTATAGATAAAGCTATATTTTCTGCTATATTATTTAGTGAAGCCATTAAAAATTCTTTATTAATTTTAGTGAAATAAAATCTTTAGAAGGAGTGAAAAATGTATGTACACCTTGTAAATCTTTTAAGGAAGTATTATTTATATTTTTACCATACTCTCCTATTACTTGCCAACCTTTTTTAGTAGTGTAACTTACTAAACCAGATGCATAATTTAAATTGTTATAACCTACACCTATACCTAATTTACTTCTTTCATTACTTAAAGTAATTTCATTAGTTGTAGTTTTATATATAGTATCTGTTCTACTTAATAAATAAGGTACTAAAGGTTTATAATAAAAATCTACATTATCTAAATCTCCATTAAGTCTGTTACTAACAGTTATAGTTCCTTTTATAATACTATCTTCAATAGCTACTTTATATTCTTTTAAAGTAGTTGCAAGCTCCCCTTTTGTAATACCGGGAACAGTAATCTGTTTTTCTATTATAACTGGTTTTGGATTTAATATAATACCATGAGCATGTACATATCTTGCAAATACTTCTAAAGTATCTACTCTACCTATAATTGTATCTGTTACAGTAATAGGTCTTTCTATTTTATGTACATAACCACCTAACAATGTTATTACTTTAGGTTTCCACCAATCTTTTAATAGTATAATCAAAAGTATTATTATGATTATATATATTACTGTTTTAAAATTCTTGCTTAGGTTTTTCATAATTTATAAATTGAATTATACCGTCTTTAATTGCCGTAGCAACGCAATGCTGGAAGCGCTCAGTCCTTAAAATTTCAAAGTCAACTCTATTGTCAAAGAAAAGATTTTCGATCAATACAGCGGCTCCTTTGGCGTTTCTAAGAACTGAAAAATTAGCTTCTTTATCTAAATCCCCATCAGAATAATCTTTTCTAAAAGGTATTTCAGGATACATGTACATTATACTTTTCCCGATATACGTAGCAAGGTTATCGCTATCATTATTTTCTTTACTTGTAAAGATTTCAAATCCATTTCCTTTACCTGCATTACTATGTAAAGATATAAAAATAGTATGATAACCTATATCATAAAGCATATTTTCTAATTGGCTTCTTTGATACAAACTTATATCTCTAGTATCTTCTGGTTTTACAGTATAAATACTTTTAATACCTGTATTACGTAAAGCAGTATTTAATTTACTTCCTATAAGTCTATTATAATAACCTTCATAAGCTATTGTACCATCATTAAAAGTAAACATTTTATTAGGTGCAGTAGTGTAGTGATTTTTATCATCTACACCACCATGACCACAATCTATAATAACAATCACATCTTCCTTATTCTTCATAATTTGCATTATTTCTTAAATGAGAAGGAGTTTCGTATATAAGATTTTTAACTCTTTCTTTTGTATTTTTACTTTTAATATACATAAAGGGATTTTCAAGTAAAGGATTAGTTACAGTAAAAGCTATACTCATATAATATATAGAACTTAAAGATTTTATATATAATGTTATAATAGATTTAGTTCCTGTAGCACTAGCATAATCTGCTGCTTCTCCTATATAACTCTTACTAGTAAGAACATCATTAATGTAAACATATTTATTCTCTACTGTACTACCTATTAACCAATTGTAACCTGATGATATATCTCTTCTTCTAAAGTCTGCAAGTATATCAATATTATCTCTGCTAACGCTATACATAGCTGTAAGATATTTAAAACTTGAAGTACTTACAGGATCACCACCATCATGAGCCTTCCATATAGTAACATGATTTACATCTTTTAATTCTTTAAATAATTTACTTAATTCATGGGCTATCTTTTTTTGATCTATAAACGATTGTCTTGTAAAATTTACTCTTTCTATATTTATTATACTATCTTTAAATCTAACAGCTTTAGTATCTGATTTAAACTTTTGTAATTGTTTAGTTTCTTCACTAGTAAGAAGTTTACTAACTACTTCCCAAAAAGGAGGTAAAGATATTATAGTAAATATTAAAGCTATTATTTTAAAACTCAAACCCATTACTAGTTTAGGTCGTTTTTTTGTATCATCTTGGTTTTCTATTTCTTGATTCATTTTGGGGGTTGGTTTATATTATTCACAAACAGGTACTGCATCTAAATCACCTAGATCAGTATTATCATAGTTTTGTCTAAAGTTAGAACTATTACCGGGATAAGCATTTTCTGATATATCTTCTAATCTAGTACTTATTCTAAATATTTTACTACCTGTTGGGCCTGTGTTAAATTTTAAAGTAAAATTTAAATTAACATCAGGTTGAGAACCAGCAATAAACTCTCTAGGGCCTGATACTACTACTACTTCAGTTAAAGCATCACTTTCAAGTACTATACTAAATTTATATTTGTTACCTTGAACTAAATCTGTTAATTCTGCTGTATATAAACCAGTACCTTTTCCATTAACAAAAGCTAGTGTAGCACAATAAGGTATTTTAGCAAAATAACTAAGTCCTATACCAGTTTTAGTGTAAGCCTTTATAAGCTTAGATGTACTGTTAGTTTGTCCTGATTGAGTTACTACTGTTAAAAATAAAGTAATATCACCTACAGGAATACTATTAATAGCACAAGTAGCTGTAGTAGGTGTAGTAACAGGTACATTTGTATTTGTACCTTGTTCATTAGTTACACTTGCTCTCCAACTTCTACTTACTATAGGATCAGAAGGATCAGCAGTACTAGAATTACTATTAAAATCTAATTTAATACCTTTGAAATATCTAGTATCTTCTGGAGCAGTTGTAATAGTTATTACTGCTTTAGGAGCACCTATAGATTTAGTAAAAATTACTTTTAATTCATTACTATAATTTGAATACTCTCCTGTAGATAATCTTCCTCTTACTCTATAAGATACAGTATTAGTAACTTCAAGTTTATCAGTATTAGTTTTTACAGTAGTAGAATTAAAATCTACCCATGCACCAGTACCTATTTTCTTTTGCCAGTAAAAAGTAGCAAATTGCTTATTTTGTGGATTTTGTTCATCTACTTCTGTTTTAATATTAACATCATAAGAAGCTGATGTTATAGTTTTAGTTGCTCTAGTATTATCTGAAAATTCTAAAAATAATTCAGGTATAATAAGACCTTCTCCTATATTTAAAAATACTGTAGCCATTATCTTCTAGGTTTTATTACTATTTTTACTTTAGCCATATCTTAATTTATCCATGTTAATGAACCTGTATCTCTAGCAGAGAAATCAAATTCAGTAGCTGCTGATGTATTAGAATCAGGAGAAACATAAGTAAGCTTATCTGCTGCTAAATCTGCTACTGTAACTACTTGACCTATAGTTGCTGCATTACCATTATATAAAAGAGTACCAGTAGAAGGTAAACTATCTACACGTATTGCATCTAAAGGATCTCCTTCAGGGTCTAAATATTCTGGAACAAGAAGAACTGTAAAATCATTAACTGTATAAGTGAATGTTTCTCTGTTATCTAAGCTTATTGTTCTATCTCCGAGTTGTGATATTGGAAGGTTGTTATACGCTTCAATACTTATTATTACTTTTGCCATGTTGCTATATAGTTCGTTTATGTTATTATCACTTGTTTGAAAATTAAAAGATATATCAGTAGTTACATCAACACCTCTTACATTTTGTTTACTTACTATAGTTACTAATTTACTAGTAAGTAAATAATTTAAATCATCTTTAAATGTTTCAGAATTGAATACATTTACAGCAGGACTTTTTTTATTATATACTCCACTCCAATTAAAGTCTTTTAAAGGTTTTAATTTTTGTCCACTAATACTAGCATTTTCATAAGGGTTAAAAGTTTTTAAATCAGTTAAATCAACGTCAGTATCAATAAGATCAATATCTTCTTGTGTAAGTTTTCTACCTTCTAAAGCAGCTATCATTTGTTTTACAAGTGCTCTACTATTATCTATTCTAACAATAGGATATACTAAAGCTTTAAAAAATTCATACTCTTTATAATTGACCATAAATTCTTTATAATCATTCATAAAAGTACTTTTAGGTTGACCTGCGAATTTATCTACAAGTAACCCATGATATTCAGGGTGTGCTTCATCTACAAAATTAAGTACAATAGCTTCTCTATCTTTTACCCAACTACTAGTATTCATGTTATCAGGAAATCTTTTTAATTTATTCCAGTTAACATCAGTTTCTATATTAGGAAATTTCCCTGTAATTGGTTTGCTACCATTACTTAGCCAATTTTCTACTTCACAAGGTATTATATAAAGTTTACCTTTATAACTAAGATTATTACTTTTAAATTCATTATACCAATCATCAAGTGCATTAGTAGCTGCTTCACCATCTTCTACTAGCATAGAAGTAGTATCTAAAAAAGCATAAATATTTGTAGTATTACTTATTGTTACTTTTTCAGTCTTGGCGAAATTAAGTACACCATTTTCATAAGTAGAAAATTTATATCCTAAATTAGCTTTTTGTTCTATAATAGATCCTATAGAAGATGCAAATTTAAATATTTTACTATCAGTAAAAGAATAATTAGAATCTATATTATAACTTAATTTTTCAACATCTTTTATATTAAATATAAAATTCGTACCTATAAGACTACCCTCATATTTAAGATAACCAATAGAAGGTAAAGTTTTAATTACTACATTATTAGGTATATCATTTTGATTATCCTGAAATTTATTAGTAAATTTATCTCTTGTAAGTATTTTAGTATATAGAGTTTCTGGAAAAAAGAACGGTTGAATAGCAAGAATACTATCTGCAACATAAGGAGGATTATTTATTATCTTCTTAGACTGCTCAAATAAATCTCTTAAACTATCAAAATCTACACAAGTATTACTGCATAAACAATTCTTTATATACTTTACTTTAAACTTAGTCTTTATATAATCTAAACTTGTAATACTATTCTTGTACATCTCTTCAAAATGAAAGTACATTGCAGTCCAGAATATAGCTAAATAAAGAACCATTAAATCTTTAGTAGAAGAACTTAAAGCATCACACTCATCTTTAAGAAACTCATTTATTTTTGTTTGTATATTACAGTTATATTTATTAGTAGCTTGTACTAAGTAATCATTGAATATAAGATTAAAATCTTTACCATAAGTAGGAATATATTTAGCTTGAAAAAGCATTATTTTTATAAATATATTTTTAGTAGATATTACCTCTTTACTAGAACCACAACTACAAGTAGAATCGCAACCACAACCTCCGCATAGAAGAAAGTACATATCATTTATAATGGAGTACTCTAGATTATGAGTAACATCAAATGAAAATGTTTCTTTTTCGTCACTATGATATATTTCTACAATGTACCTACCATCTTTAGTAGCTTTTATATTTTCATATTCACCTTCAAATAATTCTACTCTATAAAGTTCATTTATATTTGTTAAATTATCGATACTAATTACTACAGTAGATCGTTGATCTACTTCAACAGTATAACTATCATTTACTGGATAGAAATTATATTTTATAGCCATAGTGTTATTTATTAAAAAACCCTTACTGTTTGTAAGGGTTTAATACATTAGGATTAAATCCTTTAAAATGTTTGAATTATATTAGTTACCTGCTACACCATCTATATCAGTACCATCATCTTCTGCTGGTTCTTCACCTACAGCATCATCATAAGCCATACCTACAATAGCGTTTAGGTAAGTCATTACTTCAGTAGCATTTTGGGCAGTAGAGCCTTCTACATTTATAATACTAATACGATTTTTCATTACGTTATGAGTACGAGTAGGAGAACTATGTTTACCTTCCCATAGAATAGTAATACCATCATAATTAGCAGAAGCATCTACTTCCATTGCTCTTTTATAAAACTCTGCTGTAAAATCAATGTAATTTCCATTACCTTCTTCTACACTAGCATCACGCTCCATTTGTAACATATCTTTTCCTAAACCAGCACCGTATACAGATTCTGTTACAGTACTCATTACTGGAAAGTCACTATCAGTATTAACGGATAGTTCAAGATATACTCTAGCATCTTTAGGAGTAATATCAATATAAAAGTTAGGAGCAGTACCACCTACTGTTGCTGTTACAAAACTATCAGGCTTATTAAACCGATCCGCCAGTTTATTAAGAATCGCTTCGTTATTTACATTACGACCTACATAAGTACTGGCTATTGTTTCCTGTACATTAGTATGAGACGTATAAGATGTATCATAAGCTTTAATACTTACACTAGAATTAGGTTCAAAAGTAAACCCATCATCAGCAGCACCTAGTCGTTTAACAACAGCTACAGGTTCTTGGTATTTAGCTAAATTCACATTCCATATATCTTGACGAGGAATACAATTTATAATTTGTATATCTTCGGCTCGACCTATTGCAATTGCAAATTCTTTTACATCTGCAAGATCAGCAACATTTACTACACCTGTTGTTGCAGTAATCAGTTTTCCTCTTCCAGTAAAAAAAGCTAGAGCACCTGGAGCAAGACTAGTTACTTCATTAATGCCAGAAATAGTTCCTCCTTCTTTACTTGTAGCGTATGCTACGTCTTTAAGTACAAATACTCTATTCATAATATTAGTTTTATTCGGTTATTAAATTTTCTTGTGCGTAAACTTGATAGTTATCATCTTTAATGATAGCTTTTATATATCGAACAGTATTTGAAATTATCTCTAACATTACTGATCTACTTAAATCTACATTACTATTCAAAAGTAAATTAATGGGTGTAGGCTGCAAAAAATAATTGATTTCTACCCAATCTCCTATAACATTATTAGGAACAACAAAGTACAATCTATCATTTTTAAGCGTAGCAACCGGAGAATCTATTGTGGAACCTGATAAAGAAGAGTTTAAACACTCTTGATAAAATTCAAAGTCAATTAACCTCAATGGTTTTTTTATCGGGTGCTGTGATAAGCTGACAGCCTGTGATACTTCTTCTGAAGCAGTATGCACCATCATAATTTTACCACTTGTTACGGTAACTGTAATATCCTTAGTTTTAGAAGATACTACAAGAACTATATCCGAAATACTAGATTCATTTTCCCAGTATAGAGATAATGGCGTTTGTACTTTAGTCTTAATGTTTTTTGCAACTATTACTTTAATAGCTTCTATAATTATAAAATCTTGATTAACATAGTTAAGGGACTTGCTAATGTAATTAACAGGTAAATCTGACAAATTGAAAAGATCAGTAACTTTGCCATTTATGTTAATACTTATTTTATAACCTTTACTAAATTCATTATTAAGATTAAGATCAGCCTTATTAATATAAGTACTGTAAGCACTATCTCTTATACGTTCATCCAAGCAGTTACGTTTCATGTAAAGGGAAGAAGATATATAGTTTAAATAATAAGGGGGAAAGTCTATATAACTTTCCCCTTCATCATCTTTTACTATTTCTTTACTACTCTTAACAAAAGCTTTTAAATCATCAGCTCTTTTAACTGTATCTTGAAATCCTGTACCTTTAGAGTTAGATTGATTATTAGTTCTAGTTTTAAAAAACTTTAAAACTTCACTATTTAAAAACCAATCTTTTTCTTGTGGTTTAATTGCTTTAGTTCTAAAAGAATTAATTTCTTGTAATTCTAAGTCTAAGGCAATGTGAATTTCTTTTGGTGTCATTAACTAAAGTTTTTAAGTCTTGTTGAAATAATATCTTTTGTTACTTTGTTTTTTTCATCTTGTAAAAATAGTACTACATCCATTACTGAATCTCCCATTTTTATTTCATTGTTCTCTCCAAAGTAATAATTAGTAGAGTTAACAGGATTATGAATAATACCTGCTTCTACAGCTTTTTTAATACTAGATTTAATAGAAAGGTTTTTATCTTTCATATATTCTAGGAACACTTCTGGACTTTCTTTTATAAGTGCTTCTAAAGCAAGGTGTTTATCAGCTAAGTTTTCAAAAGAAGTAAGATTTTGATTAAACATAATAAGTACAGCATCTACAATAGATTCTTTTTCCATAATCTCTGCAAAAGCATTATTAGCCATAATACGGTTCTTAAGATTAGCATGACTAGTCTTAATCTCTGTATCTTTACTATAAAGATAAAAATCAATCTTAGGTGACTTATGAATATCTTGTACTCTATTAGCTACTTTACTATAAACTAAACAGTATCTAAAAAGAATGTAATCACTTACACCTTCTACAATTTCACAAGCTCCTATAATTGTTTTCTTTTCGTCATTTACAATTACGGTAATTTCTTTACTATGTAATTCTTTTAGAAGTTTTACTTTTTCTTCAAAATCAATTACTTTATCAAAATTAAGTTTATCAGCTTCGTTTTTAAATGCTACTGTAAACCTCATTTCTCTACCCTGTAATTTAGAGGTACTAAGACCGTCAGAGGGAACTATTACAGAAATATTATTCCAATACTCCTGTGCGCGCATACGCCATTCGTTATCTTGTGGTGATATACCAATTACATCTGGAAGATACTTTATCTCTTCTAGGTGAGACATACCTCTTAAAGCAGATACTCCTTTTAGACTAGAACCTATCTTTGATTTATGAAACATTACATCGTCTCCGGGAAGCCCAATTACACGTTTACGTCTTACTGATAGTTCTACTTTACTTAAAAATTGAAAGTTACTCATGTTAATTTAGTTGTTTAAAAAACAAGGATAGCTTAATTGCTATCCCTGTTAATACATTATTAAATAATTAATTATGCTGCTTCAAATTCACAGCTTAGTTTAAAGCAATGGGTATTTCTACGAATACAAACACCTAAAGTTTTAAGGAAGTGAACAGCACGTTTGTCAACATCAGTTGATATAAGCATATCTGTTCCATTACCTTTGTAATCTCCGTAGCTATTACCTTTAACAAGGGTCATACCTTGTTCTACACCACGAATCATTGAACGTCCTGTTTGAGTTACCATTTGGATATTACGTTCTCCATCATAGTTAGTCATATCCAAGAAGTACATTTCATAAGAACTTAAAGGTAAACCTGATACTGGGTGCTTAGGAGAGTTGTCTGCTCTACCACCTTGATCAAGTAGATTAAGTTTTTTAAGCGTTACTACATGACCATCTACGTGTTGATACTTATTAAAGTAAGCACCATAGGCAAGATTACGTCCAGTACCTGTAACAAACTTATCTGCAACATTACCTTCAAGCAATCTCCATCCACCGCCACCTTCTCCGCGCTTAATAGCATCATCAAATTCACGGAAACCACCAGTACCAGTAAATAGTACTACTTCCATATTTTCGGTATCAGAAGCACCGTAAAAAATATCTCCAATAGTATCATGCAATTTCTTAATAGTCAACCTACCGTAAGTATCTTTATTAGGAATTTGATCATTAATACCTCCACCCATAGGGATAGGAAATCCAGTTTCAGAATCAATGGTAGTAATATTACCTTGATTATCTCTGTTGTAAATACTCCACCAAAGGTTTTCTTCGGCAGCTTCTTTAAAGTCCATCTCATGCTGATACTCTTCATAAGGCATCCAGTACTTAGTAGTACCACCTTTAGTAGGTAGTTGAAACTCTACTGTTCTATTAGATACATTACCACCAAATTCGTAAGACTTACGTATAATACCAATTTGATTCTTTATCCAAGCAGGAGCTTGTTTATTACTTTCATTACCACTAGAGTAAGCTTCACTTACGTTAGCACTACCGACCATTGCCCAACGTGTGTTAGGACGTAGTTCACTCAATGCACAAAATTCATCACGACTACGTATAATAAGTTGTAGTGTGTATTCAAATCCTTTAGTTGTAGCTACAGGACGACCTTCTACCCTAGCTTGTAAGCCATTTGGAGAAAAGATGTTATGTTGCTGCTTAATAAACTCTGTCTTAAAGGTTACTTTAAAAGTACTACCACCAAGACCCGGTTTATCATCTCCACTATACTCTGTAGATACAATAGAATCTGATTTTTTAAGTCGGCTCATTACAGGCCACTTATATTCAATATCCTCTATATCCACTTTTTTAAGTCCGCCTTTTTGACCTTCTGTAAGAAAGGTAAGAGGAAACTTATTACTATCTCTACCCATTAGGTGAGTAATAACCGGATTTAGGGTTTCACTTTTAGTCATACGCATCTTAGCTAGCGACTGATTAGTCGTATAACCTGTATGATCAAATTGTTCATGAATCAGAATTTGGCTCTGACGTTGTTTTGCTAATGTGTTCTCCATTATAATTGATTTTTAATTTTTAAGGTATTTATTATAGCACATCATCTAATGTGACATCTTTTTGATTTCCTTTTGATGTTATACCTTTGGCGTCATTTATAGGAGTATCTTTTAATTTTGCATTTCTTTTCATTCTTTCTCTAAGTGATATTGCTTTTTGAGTTGCAGCTTTAGAATTAATAAAGTCGTCCATTTTAAAACCTTTATATCTTATATATGATATTAATAGTTTAGTATCTACTTCTTCTTTACTTGCATCTAATATTTCTTTGGTATTACCATTCTTATCTACAGGTTCAGATACGTAAGATAGAAACCCACCTTTGTCTTTATCGGGAATACTTAAATTTTTAATCTTACCACTAGCTACTGTATCATTTACAGATTTCCAGTAGTTATCTACTTTTTCTTGCCTTTGTTTTTCCGATTCTTGAAATTTTTGATCTCTAATTACTTTTTGATCTTTATCTCTAAGAGCTAAATCTTCAAGAGCTAGTTTAGCTTCTTCATCAACATCATTACTATCTTCTATTTTTTTCATCATAGAAACAATTCTTTTATCGGACATACCGCTTATTTTAAAAGAATCTTTAATGTGTTTTATTTTTTGATCTCTTGAAAGATCATCTACTTTAATCTTATTATAATCTGTAGGCTTTTTAAAATCTTCTACAGTACCACCAGATAGTAGATGTTTAGATATTTCCATTAGTTCATCATTCTGACTAAAAAACCTTTGGTTGTTTTCTAAAGCAATTTGTTCTGCTACATCATTGGTATATTGTTTTATACCTTCTTTACTATCTTCATATATCTTAGGATTACCTTCTTCATCTATAAATTCATATTCAGATTCTGAATGTAATTCATTTACTAAAGAGTTTTCAGCAGCAAGTTGAAACTTAGTTTTAATAACATTACCACGTTCATCTACTTGATCACCTTTGTCATTAAGTTTTACTTCTTCTTCGCTATTAACAAACTCTGTAATTTCTTTACCACTTGCAACTACATTCCCATTGGCATCTACAATTTGACCTTGATCATTTATAGCCGTACCTTTAAATTTTGCAAGTAGTTGAGACTTTAGTTCTTTATTATCATCTGAAAGATCATCTCCGCTAAGACCTGTAATAAAATTTTTAAGTTTAGTCTCATCATCTAAATTATCATCTTCATCATCATCTTCTTCTTCTAGTTGATCTACTATACTTTTTTCAGATTTTTTATCATCATCTTTTTCTTCTTCTTCTTCTTCTTCTTCTACATCAGGTTCTCTATCGTTATTTTCCCCTGTATGCAATACATTATCTAGTGTAACGTCGTCAGTAGAATCATCATTGCTACTTACTGTACTTAAATCCTTCATACTTACTATTATTTATTAGTTTATTGTTTAGGCTTAGGTTTACTTCTTGCTGCTTTAATTCTTGCATCAACTTCTTTAGATTTAAGAGCAAGTTCTTTATTACTCATTTTTAAATCTTGTTGATCCATATTTATTTTATGATCGTTCATTCTAATCTCTTCACTATTGGTTTCGTTAACACCATTATTATCAAGATCACTTTCTTCTTCTCCTTCGATACTCATACCCATTTCTAGATATTTAACATCAATGGCTTTATCATATTCTTTATCAGCTTTATATTTATCTACATCTCTGGTAGCTTGTTCACTTTCTCTTTTAGCTGTTTCAATAGCTTGATTACTTTCTTGCTCTGCTTTAGCCATTGCTTCTTCTCTAGCTTTATTTATACCATCCATTTTAGTAATCGCGGCTTTAATACTAGCAAAGTTATTACCATCTATCATCTCAAGCATTTCAGAAGTGTTACCATTTTGAGCAACACTAAATCCGTACTGACGAGCATCTTCCATTTTCTGGCTTTCTCTCTTACTATTACTTACAAATAAATTAAAATCAGTACCTAATCTATTAACGGCATCATCTGCATTAAGGTTTAAATAAGCTTTACGTCCATCTGAATTTATATAATTACCTTTCTTGCCGTTTAGATATGCTAATTTAGACAAATCTAATAAACCTTGATAATCTTTTTCCATAAACTTCTCAAACTTTCTATTAAGTTCATCGCTTATTATAGCACTTCTAGCTATCGCTTGTTCATTTACAGATTTACCATCAGAAGCTTTAACATCTCCATAACGCTGTCTATTCATTCCAATAGCTTCCCACCATTCGGATTTAACAGCTTGCATTAATTCTATACTTTCTTTAGCATAATTTGCCAAACTCATATCTAGCATTTTAATACCCGACATAGCAATACTTGCATTTGGTTTAGTATCATCTATAACCATATAACTACCAGCATTGGCATAATACATAAATTTTTCTTCATCCCAACCACCTCTACCTTTAGGTATTAAGGATTGAGGTAACACCATTACTTTATCTTTATTCTTATTTATAATTTTCTCAAATTGATAGTGAAGTATATTATAGATAATCTGATAAGGTTCTCCTGATTTTACAAGACTTCTTATTTCTCCTGTACCTACTTTATTTAATCTACCATTGTAACTTAATTTTTGAGTAGAACTATTATTAAGCTCCATTCTGTTATAATCAAGTTCTCCTGCATTAAGATATATATAATTATTTTCTGAACCTATTCTCCAACCTTCATTAACTACACTTTCCCAATCCCATTCAATACTTATATCTCCATTATCTTTATCAAATTTATAAGTATCATCTACTTCTAACTCTTCTTCTTGCCCTGTATTGAAATTGAGGTATAGTAATAAGCCGACTTTTCTCCATCCTCTCCATTGAGTATGAAATCCTTCAATACCTTCAATTTTATTTACAAGTGATACAGCATCATATTCTTCTTTAGTAGTTATGTATTGAGTTCTCATTCTTACATAACCAGTAGCTTTACCCGCATCTTCGTCTACTGCTAACTGTTCAAGTGTATTAAAATCTTCTTTACTTAATTTATCATGAAATTGATCTAACCATTGATTAACAGGTTTAACTACGCGCCTTACTACTAAATTAGAATCTTCTAAGAAGTTACTTCTATTGTTATCTGGAAACCATAATTCCCAAGGGGGTACAACTTCATAATCTATATCATCAAAGTAAATTCCTTTATAAGTATAAGTTCTACCATAACTTATCCAATCATTATAAGCGTCTTGCTGTTTGTCATCTATATCTTGATCGTAGTAAATATAATCAAGAACTTGTTGACCTGTTACAGCTTTATTATCATCATAAGATATATTAAAATTATTTACCTTATCCTTTAAAGCTTCTTGTTCTTGTGATTCTTTGCCTGTACTAACACCTAATTTATTTAGATTATTTATTACATCTTGTGCATAGAAATTTTTAACTAAAGATTTTAAATTTTCTTTATAAGAATTATCATCATCTCCATTACTATCTAATACTTGTGCAGATTTAAATCTACCACCAAATTCTCCAATATACAAATCTCGTACAGGAGTAATAATATCAAAGTTTCTTAACTTAGTACCAAATCTTTTATACTTATCTACTGTAGTATTAAGTGGGTTAAGTACATAGTTATAATCAGCATCATTAGTTTCTCCATTAATCATTCTAGCTATACGAAGAACTTCTTCTCTATCCTCACTAAAACCAGCTTGATCTATATTATAGTTAATACACTTTTCAAAGTAATTAAGATTATCATCTTGCTTACTTCTTTTGTATTTTGCTGCTGTACTTATTTTATGTCTAGGTAATATATTCATAGGTTAAAATAATTCACGATTAAAAATATTATCAGCATCAGCAAAACTATCATGTGGGTTTTCTATCTTACGAAAGAATTGTTCCTTAATATCAAATTGACCTACAATGATAGTAGAAACAGCATCAAAGTTACCTTTGTCTAATCTGAAACGTAGTATTTCCTTACAACCAGCTTCATCAAAATAATAATGTAAATTTAGCAATTCTTTACCAAATTCGTCTGTACTTCTTTTCATACCAAACCAGTCTTTAGCGTATATAACACCATCGAACTTTCTATTAGTATTTATACTGATACCTTTATTTCTACCGGTTTTCTTTACATTATCACCAGTTTTCCATACTACATCTGGCTCATCTGAAAGTTGGTGTAATCTTTTATGTCTCCTAGCATAGTTTTTTACATCTCCCCTATCATTTTCAAAAAGTATAACATCTGTATCTCCATTGCTATAATAATCAGCAGCTTTAAACATTATATCATTTACTTCATCTGTACTAGAAGGTCTACCTCTAAACCAACCTACTATTCTATCTCCTTTATCAGGAGTTATATTATTAGTTTTTTTATATACATAAAACACAGCTAAAGAATCTCTTGAACTAACAGCAGAGCTATCTTTATCTATAGCAAATGGATCATGCCAAATTCTATACATACCTTCTGGAATTAATCCTGTACGTCTATCTCTATAAGGAGGTTCTACCATACAAAAACAACCATGAGGATCATCATCTTTACCTAATGGAAAATTTACAACTGGTGGATGAAAATTATCTAATTCTGCATCTGTCATAAACATCTTATCTCTAAAAGAAACACCTTTAGTAGTTCTTACTAAATTACCAGTTCTTATTAAAGATTTTATATCATCGTCATGTTGTATTCTACGTAACTGTTCTGTGAACTCTTCTTGTTGAAATATACCACTACTACTCCTAGAGAAAGCCTCTGATGGTGTAAAGGGTTCTTCCATCTTATAGTTAGATAACTTAGAAGGATCTTTGGATTTCTTTTTCTTCTCTCTTTCCTTCTCTTCATAAGCAATAGCACCTACAACATCACTATTACCATGTTCATCTACATAACCTTCTTTACCCATATAAGAAGCTACAAAGAAGCCACATTCGCTACCTCTTGTATGATCATCCCATATATTGTTTAAAGCTATAAAATCGTCTGCACTAGGACTATAGAATAAGTTCTCAAAACCTTCCCATTGTTTCTCTCCACCACCACCAGTTCCAAATACAATCATTTGTCCTGTCATAGCTACACCTGCACCAAGAGTAGGTAATGTACTGTTAAGTACACCTGTAAGTATAGGATTTTTACCACTCTCTTCTAATATAACTCTATCAGCATCTTTTCCCCTAGCAGCACCAGTATTGTTAGGTGCGAAACTAACAGCTATTATTTTAGATTTAAATCCATATTCAATACCAAGACCATCATTGACTTTATAACCCATCTTGATAAAACTACTTCTATCAGATAGTCTACGTTTACTCCAATCTGTATGTTGTGCTATGTGCTGTAAATAGTTATCGCACATATTCATAGTACCATCAGGATATAAACTATCAGAGTTAAATGCCCCGAGTACGGTAGTACTGTTTTTGTAAAGATCGACTTTATCAGCACCTAGCCAACCATTCTTAAAAGAGTAACCTTTACGACGTGCTTTACCTACTACTACATGTTTACCTTTTTTTTCTGCTATTTCTAATATCTTAAAATAGTAATAATCACTATCAAAGAACTGTGGAAAGTCTGTAACTTTTTTAGCTGCTATATCATCTGAATTTTCATCAGAATGAACAAGATCAGTCATACTCTTTAAATCTTCTTTACCTAATCTCTTTATAGGTGCGAAGTTTAAGTAACCATAATGTTCTTTACTTATATGTAAGTTCTGTAAACAAAAACTGCCATCCTCCCTTTCGGTAATGACAGCAGGTAATGTAAATCCTTTTCTTCTTCTTTCTTCTTCTCTATCCCAGAAAGCATCAAATTCTTTCTTATTATATATAGGATGATACGAAGTATATAATCCTGTTTCTGTAAATTCTTTACCTGTAGCACTAAATGCAGAAGTATTGTAAAATACTAAATCAATAGGTTCGTAAAGGTCTTGACCATTATCTCCTTTACTAATTGTAAAAGGATGAGTTATTGTAGGTAAGGTATCATCTACCTTCAAAGACTTTAGTAAAGTTTGATCAAATGATTTTAATATATCGTAGCTTCTGTAATCCTTATGCATTATTTATTCAACCAGTTTATACTATGAAGATCAGTTAAATTATAAACTGTATCTATTCCTGTATTTATACCTAAAGCTTTACCTAATAAATGAGAAGATAGTAATACACTATCTTTTAAATGAAGTTCAAAATCTACTGCCATTTCATATATCATACCGGGATTAGGCATTTTGTGAAAGTTATTTATTTTACTGCAATAGCTATACATTATAGATTGAGGTTGAATATTAAGTTGAGATTCTATTACTCTACATATACTTTCAATTCTATTTATAAATACAGTTTCATTTAGTAATCCTTCTTCTATTAAAGATTGATTACTTATTATACATATTAAAAATCCTTTATTGTAAAAACTTTTAACAGCATCTAAAGCAGGTATTACAAATTTCCAGTCCTTACTATGTATTGGGTATTCTCTACCTGTTTGAGTAGTTACTAATACATTATCAAGATCAATGAATAAGGCTTTATCTTTGTTTGTGTTTCTCATTACTTTATAGCTAAGTTATATAATTTTTTAGAGTTATTAATTACATTATGAAAATAGTGATGATCTACCATACTCTGTATTTCATTACCATAATACTTTATTTTTAATGATCTAGGTTCTAATCCCGGTCGTAAGTGCCAGATTTCTAAACCGTTCTCCACCAATTTATATCCCCATCGAATCATTATATACGCGTACAAACTTAATTGCAAACTGTATTTTATTCCTTTACACTTTTCTAAGGTGTTCAAAGGTGCTTTTAATTTTTTAAAAGTCCTAATGTAATTATCAGTTTTAACATATTCACTACCTATTTTTTCTTTTTTATAATACCCAGCGGTAAACATCATTTCATCTTTATTAGTTTTCCAATCCATAATAGCGAACTGTTTACCTTTAACTATAAGAACATCTATTGTACCTGCAATATGATAAGAGGTACTATATATCTTTTTCTCTGCATATATAATACAACCAAGATCAATAAAGTGTTTAAGTCTTTTATATATAGCAGGGTATCTAACTTTTATTTCTGTACTATCAAGATCGTGTATAGTTTTAAATACTGCTAATTCTCCTTCTAAAGAATGTATAGGTTTTATAAAACCATTACTAATAGCATCTTTATCATCTTTACTTTCATTAATACTATCTTCAAGAAAGTCATGTATTTGATTACCTCTATCAGTTGAGGTCTTATTAATCTTAGTCCACTTTTCAATAATCTCTCTTACTTTAACATTATTGACAGGGTTATTATATAAGCTATCTATAGTATTAAAAACTCCATTAACAGTAATACCTTTTAAGTCTTGATCTGGTCGGACACTATACCCGGTATCTCTAAGGGCTGTGTACATGCTCCAATACTTCTTATTAAAAGGTTCATCATACTTATCTATAAGAGTTGTAACACTTGTATATACTGCACCATTACTATTAGTATATTTATGTTCTATTGGATCAAATATTAAAGTAGTCTGTGTTTCAAGAGGTACATTCAGATTCATCATCATTATTATCTTGTTTATTTGTAATTACATGGTTTATAAAGATATTTTTAATATAAGAGTTAACTTGATCTTCAAACCTCATATCTATATCTATAAACTGGGATAATATTTCCATAAAGTCCTCAAACGGTATCAGTACATTTACTATTCTACCAAATTGATCTACAAAGCTAACACAATTATCTTCACGTCTTATTATACCACCTTGTATATTATTAGGATGAATATCTATGATAGCAGTACCTATTGTCCTAGCTCCTTTTTCATCAAAGGCTTCTAGGTTTACATATACTGGATTTTGTAAAGTCATATTAAGATTCTCTATTACCTAGTCTACCTCCACCTGTTATATTAAAATCATCAGATTCTTCTTTCATAATCTTATCTTTTAATTTTTCTAAAGTTTCATAAGCTTGTGGCAAACTATTATTAATACTAGTTATTTTATCAGCTATTTTCATTAAGCTATCACTTGCATAATTTACTTCTCTTTCTAATCTTTCAATATCCTCTTCTTCAATAGTTTCATCTAATTCTTTTATTTTTTGTTGTAGTTTAATTCTAAGAGTTTCTTTTCTTTTATTGAAAAATTCTACATCAGTACCTAAAGAATAAATAGATTTACTTATATTAATATAAGTATAATAAAGACTAGTTAATTCTAAATATTTTTTAAGTTCTTTACCACCATCTTCTATTAAACTATCTATTTCCCAATCACTATTTAAATTACTAAGACCTCTAGCTGTTTTAAACCTTTCTTTATCTTCTAAATCTCTAAGTGTAGAAAGAGGATGATAATATAAATGAATAAACATAAACTCTTTAAAAGCTACTAACTTCTTTCTACCATCATGATCTCCAGGACTTCCTTTATCTCTAGCAAGCATTTCTTTAAATGCTGGTATCTCTCTTGCTTCTGGTTTATTAATCTCTAATACACCATCGCTATTAATAACAAATAAGTCAACATTAAATTTCCGCATTGTCAAATCTACTTTTAATTTTTACCATATCTACTGTATTTATAAGTTCTTTAAAACTTACCTTAGCTGGTCTTAGTTTTTTTCTTTTACTAATTTCAATAGTAAGTGCTTTAAGTCTTTTCTTGTACTCTTCTTTATCTAATACAGGTTCTAATTCTTTTAACTCTAAGAACTCTTTATTAGTTGAATATTTATGTTTACGTATAAATGATCCTATAACGGGAAGTCTTACTTCAATACCTTTCTTAAAAGCAAAGTTAGCAGCATCAAACTGTACATTACAAATAGTAGCTATTTCAGCAATAGATAAATCTACTCCCTTTTCTTGCTTAACTAATTCTTGAATATGTTTAAATGCTGCTTTATTATTATCACTTAGATTCATCTATCTTATCTTCAAAGTTATCTACACTTGCATCAGCTTCTAAATTAATTGCACTAAATACAAAGAAGTGATATAAAATTTCCCTGTATAATATAGAGGTATAATCCTTTCTTAAAAACTCACCAGAGTTACTTACTTTCCACACTTTTTCAGTTACTTTAATTCTAGCATGAGTAGTAAGATCAGATACATATAATGTAGCTATCTTTTCTTTACCTCTAGTTACAACTTTAAGATCATAATTCTTATTTAATTCTTGCTCTACACATTGTATGTTTAACTTGTCAATAAAATCTTTTACTAATTCTTTTATATCTACTTTAACTGCCATGTCTATTTATTATTTTTTTTATTATTTTTATTAATTAAATCTATACAGGCTTCATCAAACTCTTCAAACATAGCAGGAGAACCATAAAAAGCAATTTCTCTATCTTTGTTTTTAGTTTTACCTATTACACGTTTAATCATTATTACGTATTTTGTTAGTATTTCTTTCTAATATTCTTTCTATCTTATGAAACATCATAGTATATAATATAAAGTAAGGAAATGCTTTATCTGCAAGTTCATTTGTAGTTATATGTCTACTTTCTGGTACACCAAGGCTCTTTAACATTGTCTCTTTCTGACCTACCATTTCTACTACTAGTGATTCCTCTTTACTTATCTTTATTTTTTTGTTTTCTAAATACATCTTCTATAACTTTAGTTAATTCTGTTTTAGTGAGTTTACCATAAGGATTATCTATAACTTCTTTATCTTCTTTTTTAGGATAAGATTTTTCATATTCTACTCTTACTGCTTTATCAAATTCTACAAGACCTTGTGGACTCATCCAAGGTAGCTCAAAAGTATTTATAGGTTTGTCTTTTCTTTTATCATCCATTACTTTGATCTTTAATTTCCCCTAATCTTACACCTAACCAAATTCTACTTTCTTTAATACTTCTATAAGCTTCTGCAAAATCTGCATCTAGTTCAAATCTACTTTTAAGATCAGTAGTCTTTCTAGTTTTTACAAGAGTAAAAAACTCTTTTAACAAAGAATCTAATCCTTCTTGAAGAACATCTCTTAGTTTATTTAATTGTTCAATCTCATTACCTGATATAGTAGGATTCTCACTAGAAGTATCTACTGCTTTTTGAATACCTTCTGCTGTAGTTGCAGTTTTAGTTTTTTCATAAGGATAAACTGTACCCAAATCCCTAGATACTTCACCTAGATACATTCTACCTTTCTGTAAAGAAGTATAAGCTAATGCCTTTCCTCTACTATTAGGTAACTTATCAATAAGTTTAAGAACTAAATCATATTTAACTCTTGTTTCTTTTAAATAATCTACTAATTTTTCCATGTCTATACATTAATATTAATACTGTTCAAATATAATCATAATTACCTAATAATCATCAACAAAAAAAGCCTAACTTGATAGTTAGGCTTTAATTAGACACAAAAGTAGAGCGGGAACTCAAAAAATATTAAATTGACCTTACAAACATACGTCATTTCTATTACAGATCGTTCAGATTTCATTAATATTTAATAAAGGTCATTATATATACCATTATTATGAGTGCCTTAGGAGTGATTTAAATCAATATGAAATTGTAGATAAGAATTAAAATGATATTGGTAATAAAAAAGCCGGTATGTAACTACCGGCAATTAAAAAAATGACAACTGATTGAGAAACAAATATACAATAAAATATTGGTATAAAAATTTTTTTGGTGGAAAAATAAAAGTTGTATAAAAAATTTTGTGGTGAAAAAATAAATGTCGGTGAATTGATCGTTGAACCACCTTATCTTTTACCCCCGGCTAAGTTTTGGAAATGAAAGTACCCCGTCACTTTTATCTCTATATACTTAATCAAGACGGTCAATAATTATTTTTAAACGTATTTCTTATGAAAACCGTACAAATCACAAAAGTAGAGCGTATCGCGTCAATGGGTTTAACTGTACTACACATTGGTAACAAACCAAATGTATTGCGTACTGATGAACAACTCCTTGCTGATATTAATGGCTCATTTATCACACCACGTGAAGTAACTAGTATGAATGATCCACAAGTACGTGATGTATTACGTACATTACGAGGTGGTACTCTTATGGGTGACATTACTCATGTTAAAGCAGGTGACAAATGGACAGTAACCGCAGAGAGTAGAGTTATGAGAGAGCCTAAAGCTAAAGGCTTTGGACAGTATCAGGTAGGAGATCAGAAAGAGTATGAAAAGGATGCAACTATCATTAATGACGGTTTCCTTACTCTTGATCTTAATCGTAGAGCTTATGAAGAAACTGCTAATGCTAATGCTTACGCTAGAGAGCGTGTAGCTATGGCTGATGCATTTGACTTTAATGGTGGTTCTTCTGTTGAACCTAATGCAACTGCAACTCAACCTGAACCAGCACCAGCTGTAGAAGGTAATGATGAAGATGATTTCCCAGAAACTGATGCTGCTAAGGCTGCAATGGCAACTGAAGAGAAAGAATCTTAATCACTAATTAATTATTAACTAAAGCTGCTGTTAATAGCAGCAGCTTTTTATTTACTATCATTATGAAACCACAAGCCACTACAGTAACCATTGCTACACCACGAGGTGTTAACATTGGTAACAACATTAAGAATGATCTTGTTAATCAAGGTATATTCAATCACATTAACCTAAATGAAATAATAACTGTACGTAACACTAAATTAAGATGTGCTATTACTACAGTTAAATACTCATTCAAATAACCATTATTATGAAAATACTAGGACAAGTTACTTTATTTATACTTACTGTACTATCATTTACAGTAGCAGCTATTATGGTGTTTGGAGAACTAACAACACCTGATAATCTTATGTTCATCGCTATTAAATCAGTAGGGTTAATATTTGGTATGATTTCTTACCAATTCTATCTGATGCTATTTCGTGAGCGTGCTTAAACTAATGGACTACTGGAATACTCTGGTAGTCTATTAACTTTGGCTGCTGTAGACATAGTATTCGTTACTTATTACTAAATCCTCAATCATAATACCGGGAAATTTACCAAATCATTATTACTATTATTAGACATAGTATTCATATCTACAATTACATTAAGACACTTTCGTAGTGGTTAGTATTTAGTGGTATTACTTAGGGAGTACAGATATTCTATCAATTATTTATAACTATTTGTTGGTTGTAGTCATAGTATTGATAAGATTAATTAAATTAGTTATAGAAATTACTATAATTGATGTAATTAAGCAGGATTTAGAGTTATTATTAACTGTTAGAGTTAAGGTGACTGTAGCTGTACTCCTAATACCATTATTCTTATCACTATCACCACAATTATTTCAATTCCATTATTATATCACAATCACCAACATTTATTATCATGTATTCATATAATATAACCAAATCACACCAATTCACTAACATCACCTCATCATACAAATATCCTATTTCACATTTAACCATCAACTTGTCATTCAATTTAAACATTGTATTAGTTTATCATTTTAACTATATTAGATAACACTATTATCCTTATATTTGTACCCTATTTACTCATTAAATAATCACACATTTATCTTGCACAGGTCATACAAATAACCTATGTAGGTATTATTATTAAAGAGTAACATACTAATAATCTAATTATCAATGCATTAAATCAATCCTAGTGAACTGTGAGGACAGTAGAGTGAACTGTGAGGACAGTAGGACGCATATTCATACGCGTTTCAATCATTTAATTCAATCAACATCATGATCAAACATGTAATTCTAGTAATAGTAGCAGGTATAATAGCATTAATATTAATAAATACATTAGACTACTATATATCTAATAATTTAGTACAAATAATACTACTAATAATCATACTTTTATTATGGGTGTATTCTTTATATAGAATAGTATCAGATGCTGATAATATTAAGTAAATTACCCTGTACAATGATAGAGGTATTCTAATCAACTAAATTATAACTAATGATACATTTAAAACTCATACTATCAACATTAATACTAATAGCTTGTTATATAATTACAGTACTCTTAATATCAGATATTAATAATATTCCTCTACCTTATAAAATGTTATTAATAATCTTATCATTAATAATACATAGTACTCTAGCTGCATTTGTAGGTATATACTTTGGTAGTAAAGATAAATAATCATGAAGAATAATATCATAATGATTATAATAATACTAGTTGTAGGTACGCTATTCATAATACTATACAGACAAGCTGTTATAGATATTAAAGATTCAAGAGAATTATATGTAGCAGCTGTAGTAATATATTTAGTTCACATGTATATAAATCATAAACTTATTAAATACTTTAATAATGAAAAAGATAACAACAATAGGTCATAGTAATCATGATCTTACTATAATTATTAAAGAGAAATTTATGAATGAAGGATTAGAACCTGATATTCTTATACCTTTTATACCTGCTGATTTAGTAATAGATAATAAACAATACCAGAAAATACAAGTATCATCTAAACATACTAGTTCAATAGCTAAGACATTAATAATGATGTATACAGGTATTGAAGGTTATGGAGCTAGAAACGATTCAGAAAAATTAGAAGATGATCAAGTAATAAAAGAGTATAGACTTATAATAGCTAAAAAATCTAAACTATCTCGTAAACAAAGAGAGTATATTGTTAAAACATTTAATTATAGATATAAACTTATTCACAATGAAAAAGAAATTTAATAAACTAACAGCTTACATACTATTGCACCTATTATCAATAGTATATTATCCATTCATCAATATGTATGCTTTTAAAGCATTAGAAAAAAATAGTGATCATATAAATAAATAATTATGAAAACAACTAGAAATACAATATACTACGCACTAAACAAAGTAATACCAATCTTATTATTAATGGTATTGTTACTAACAGTTATAGCTATAATAATGTTTTTAGTTGTAATATTTATAATAATCTTATAATGGAAGAACCTAAAGTAATACCAGTAATAGTAATGCAAATTACTATAGATACTCTTTATAAAAGAAATATAGAGATAGCCAATGACAGTATTAAGGAAGTAGTACACTTAGATAATAATCGTTACTACATATTAAAAGTATAGTATTATGGGACACGTTATATGTAAACAATTTGATGGTAAATATTCTGTATTCAGTACAATAGTAGATGATTTTATTATAACTGATGCTGTTAAAGAGGATATAATAGCTTATAGACTAGAAGATGCTACAAAATCTATAAAAGATCATGTAGATAAAGAGCTGAGAATGATAGAAGCTTGCTCTAAAGAAGAACAAGTAAAAGTTTATAATACATTTATAAGAATATCAAAAAGAAATAAAAAATAATATTAACAATCTTACAGTTAAACATATGGAAACTAAAAGAGCAAAGGTAATAATGTTACCTACAGATAAAGCAACAAGAGGTTCTAATATATTTAAGACTAATAATGGTTTTAGATACCAAACAGTTTTAGAAGATGCTAATATTAAAGAATTTTCTAAATCATTTAATTCTTGGATACCTCAACACCTATACTTCATAACAGAGGAAGTAATTAAAGAAGGTGATTGGTTTTTACATAACAAAATAATAAAACAATGTAAAAACAATAGTAAAACTGCTAATAAATTAAAAAGCTGTAAAAAAATAGTAGCTACTACTGATGTACTACCCTTATACAAAGCAGGTATTGAAATAGGTTTATTTTTACCTCAACCGTCACAAGCATTTATTGAGAAGTATTGTGAACTAGGTGGTATTGATGAAGTATTGATTGAATATGAAATAGACGGTTTATTTCCTTATAAAATCAAAATAGATTCTCATAATACTATTACTATTCATCCTATTAAAGATAGTTGGACTAAAGAAGAGCATTGTACAGATATGCAATATTATATGGAATATTGTAAAAGTAATGATTATGTTACTCCAAAAGAATGGTTAAGTAAATACAAACATTATTAATAAATAAACTATTATGAAATTTAAAAAAGAATTATTTAAATATTTAAGTGAATTATCTGGATTAGATATAATTGATAAAATATTTATTAATTCTTTTTCAGATACATATCAATTAAAATATACTACTATAGATAATGAAGAGTATAAACTAGGTAAAAGATATTTAAAAGGTAACATACCAGCTTATACTTTAAATCAGTGTAATACAGAGATTAAAACATTACCTATAGATTTTGTATTTGATAATATGTATTATAAAGTTCATAAATCAATAAATGATTTTGGTATTGAATATACTGTAGATAAATCATTATATAAATATGATGAAGGAAATGGATGGCATTCAATGCAAAATATAATAAATATTAATAATGAACAATTTGTAAATATATAAAACTAAACTCTTTGATTGAAGATAAACAACAGACCAATTTAAATATTTAGTTTATGCTAAATGGCTCTAGTAAACTATTTTGTTAAACTGTATCAGCAGTTGTGTTTATTCAAGATGTTATAACAGAAGCATTGTGGTTTGAGCGCCACCTAGAATAGAATTATAATCTTAACTGATATTTAAGCAAAGAGTTTTTAATATAACAAGATTTTGAAATTGATGAAAATAACAACTATTATATAAATTGTATAAATAGAATTATTAGTAATATAAAGTAAACTTATTGTTTATAATAAACGTCTAAACCTTGAAACGTTGTGAGTGTAGTATAACTACTTAATTCCCTCACTAAAGAAAGATAACATATAAATTGATTCTTGTTAGCCTGTCATGCTAACGGAGTAACATAACATATTAAAGTTATCAAGTGTACCAACTGTAATGGTAATCGTTGGAATATATATTTAAACCCTACAACTTCCGAGTAGGTGGTAGAAATACCTAGATATATGGATAGCACTTAGGAGTTTCCAGCAAGAGATAGTATAGAACCCTAGTATGCAATTAGGCGCAATTCCTAAACATATAAGTTGATTAAAGTTCTACATATTAGGTAATCTAATTATCTTGTGACCATTTATAATAGTACATACCGCAATTTGTTTAAATGATACTGCAATTTCAGCTATTATAGATGGTGCTAATACAAATCAGCAAAAATTGCTATTTTAACTGGCTCATAGAGGAATAAATATTTAATCAACAATTAAACGATACACAATATTTATTAATAGTAAGGTAAACTATTTTTTATTAATTAAACAATTAAATGTTATGGGATTAGGTATAACAGTAAATGAACTAAAAAATACTAAAGAAAATTCAATAATGAGTTTATCTATTGCTATAAAATTAATTGATTATGCTTTAATTTATAATGATGATAAACTTATATTAAAAATTAATTCTAATATAATGAAAGAATCATTAATATTATATTTGAAACAAAAACAATAACTAAAAATTAAATGTTATGGGAAGATATATTAATAAAGATAGTAAAGGAGAATTTATAGGATCAACTTTTTCTCAAAAAAGAGCAGCTTTAATACAAGATAATGCTATTATGATTCCTCCACCTACTAAATTTGAAGAGAATTTAGTATGTCTTGTAGATAACCGTTTCTTTGCAGCAGCAGGTTATGCTTATTCAGAACAAGAAATGAATAAACTTCTTAATACAAATGGTAGATCATTTCAATGGTTTGATTATCCTCATGCTAAAGAACTAGCTAAATAAATATAAGACTATGGAATTTAAAGATTTAGAAAAAGGAGATAGTTATACTAATACACAAGGTAATAATACTTGGGTAATAAAAGTTAGTGATAATTCTTATAGGTTTAAATCTGAAACAGGTAATTGTTATGATTTATGTAAAAACGTTGTTCATGGTAGCATTAAAAATGGTACTTATAATAATTTTAAAAGACACAATGGTGAACCTACATATATACCTTTAATTCTTCAAAATACTAAAATTGAAGTATTAGACGCTGATCAATCTCGTTTAGTACAACAACTTGCTTTTAGTCAAGGATTTCGTTGGCTTAATAATGAGCTTTCTTTAGAGTATAGGAATCTTTATGCTCCTTATATTTACTTTAGTGGTAAAACTATAATGTTTGGTAGTAATTTAGAAAGTTTTGCTCTCAATCATAATAAAGAAATAAAATTTGAAGATTTAATTAATAAAATAAAGAAAAATGAAAAAGCAAACAAACACTACAAAAATGAAAACAATGACACGATCAGAGAGACTTCAACAGAATCCAGAGGACAAACAACAGGCTGCTGTATTACATCAAATCCAAAGAGACAAATTACAAGCGCAAGCAGACTTGTTGGAAACACAAGGGCAGCTAAGTATAACAAAACAACAGTTAGAAAATCTGAAATCGGCTTCTGTTCTATCTCTATTTGATGTTATAGAGAAAATGAATGAAATTGCAGGTCTTGAAGCAGGAGAAAAAGCTATTAAAGAACTAATAGCTGAATTGTTTTAATTAATTATTAATTTTAAATACTTATTACTTATGAAAAATTTATGTTTTTTACTATTATTATCAATAGGATTATCTACAATAACTATTCAAAATAGTACTGTAGATCAAACAGTAATTGTTGATACTAATATTATCAATACCGATAAATCACTATTTATACCAACTTCTAAAACAGCAGGATTTTGGAGTGATTGGTGGGATGGTTTTGTAGGTAAAACTCCAAAAGGTATTAAAGTACCTCGTAACGGATAATATTACTAATATAAATAACCCGGTACAATATATGTATCGGGTTAATTAACTTAATTATGAATGAAAAATACTACTACGCTAAAAAAATTAACGGTTGTGAACAACTATTTATACTAAAAAAAGAAACAGCTCATAGATTTACTATAAATAAAGGTAAAGGACATATTGTAGAAGGAGAATCTAGTATTGGTAAAGATAGTTTTCTTAATAGAATTTATTCTATTAAACAACAAATCAGTAAAGAACAGTATGATATAAAACTTAATGATTTTTATACTACTAGAAATACACAAAAACCATTCAAACATTATTGGTATAATGCAAATAGGAAATTACTTTATAGAATAGAAGATTTGTTAGTATATGTATTTGATCTTAGAACTGGTAAATGTTTTATTATAAGAAATATAGGAGATATTACAAAATATTTTAAAGCTATATCCAAATATAGATTTGAAGCTTTAATTTTAAGAAATTTAGACTTATGAAAAAAGTAGAATATGATATTGAACAGTCTCCTTTCTACTCATTAGGTATGCGTACTCGTGCTACACTAAAAGAACTCAAAGCTAATAAAGGAGAAGAAATAGTTCTAGCGCGTAAAAGATACTTTAAAAGAGATGAGTATATCAAATTCATAGTAAATACTGAATATGATATTAAAGAGTACGATAAACTATCACCTTTATCAAAGACTGTATTACAATACATACTCTATGAATGTCTTGAATATAACACACCTACATTTAGATTTAAAGTAGAAAGCTTTCTAGCTATATTAGAATATAGTGAATCTTATGTACATAAAGCATTAAGAGAACTAGTTAAAGCTAATTATATAGCTAAGACTAGAACTAAAGAAGTCTATTGGATAAACCACAACAAATATTATAAAGGTAACTTTATGATAGATAAATTCATTAAACAAAAATAATTATGAATCTACCTTATATAATAGAAGGAGAATTATATCTTTCTGCATTAGAATTAGAAAAAGCTTTATCAGAAAAAGGTACTATTGATATTGTAACATCTACTGATATTTTATGTATAATTAATTATACTAGAAGAATAAGACATAGAACAAAAGTATTTGAATATATTTTTAGTTTTGAAGATTATAAAGAGAATATAAATAATAGTATTAATTTATATGGTATAAGTAAAGAAATTTCTGAATTTATATTAAGAGCAAGAACTGTAAGACTTATTTCTAAAGAGCATAAAGATATTATTAACGATTACGTCAAAAAAAATTATTCTCATTTTTTAAAAGATTAAATTATGAAAACACCATATACTATAAAAGGAAAAATAATTTTAGCTAGTAATAATATAGAAGAAGCATTATTAGAAGAAGCTAGTATTACTACTTTATACCATACTGATAAAGTATGTTGTTTAGAATACTGTTTAAATGGTACGAGAACTGTTTATGCTTATACGATAGATAACCTTAAAAAAAATAGTACTAGTAGATTACATGAAATTAGTGTAGATTTAGCTAAACGGTTATTAAAAACAAGAGTTCTTAAAATGATTGCAGACGATAATCAAGAAATTATTTCTAATTACATTAAAAAAACCTTTTAAAATCATTACCTAAAACACAAAATTATGACGAATACAGAAGGACAGGACAAGGCTCTTGACAATATGGTAAAATGGTTCAATCGCCCAATAACAAACGATCTGGACTTACTGTACACGCTCAATGGGCCTGCTGGATCAGGTAAAACTACCATCGTAAAACAATTTATTGAAGCAATAGGTAAAAATAGAGTTGTAGTTACAGCACCTACACATCAAGCAAAAAGAGTTATAAATGAAGCTACAGGTTTTCCTGCGGAAACTACTCAAAAGTTACTAGGATTGAAACCTGATGTTAATATGGATAACTTTAATCCTAATCTACCTATATTTGCTCCTATATCAGAAGATATGCTCAAATATTATAAAATAGCGATAGTAGATGAGAGTAGTATGATTAATAAAGCTGCATTTACACTTCTTAAAGCTAAAGCAAAAAAATATAATGTACGTATATTGTATTTAGGTGATGAATATCAATTACCACCAGTTAATGAAAAGATTAGTTTAGTATTCAGTAGTGCTACTAATATTAGTACTCTTACTGAAATAGTAAGACAAGCAGAACATAATCCTATGACTAGGATATTAAAAATGCTTAGAGTAGATATACAATATAATACTAACAATGGTGTAAAAGAGATGGTTAAATCTTTTTCTAATGTAGAAGGTACAGAAGGTTTTAAATGCAGCTTAAAAAATGATTTTGCACTAGATATGCTTAATCTATATCGTAGTACTGAATTTAAATATAATCCAGATCACATACGTTTTCTTTCTTATACCAATAGAAATGTAGAATTATGGTCAGAAGGATTACGTAGAGGTTTGCTTAAAGAAGAAGCTACTAAACAAGTTACTAACGATGAATATCTTATAGGATATAAAACTATTACCGATGAAAACAATGACATAGTATTAGAGAATGGAGAAACATATCAAATAGTAAATATTCAATATGGAGAATCTCCACAACATATACCAGGTTATTTTGTTAAACTAGCTCTAGCTAATGGTTCTACTAATGTAGTATTTATAGTAGATAATAACCACATGGATAAATTTCAAGAACAGTACATGAAGGTATTAACTGCTGCTAAAGTTCGTAGTATTCCTTGGAAGAAGTATTACGCATTTAAGAACTTTCATTTAATAATGAAGGATTTAGAAATACCGGGAGAAAGACCTTGTAAAAAAGATTTATATTATTCTTATGGTAGTACAATACATAAATCACAAGGTGCAACATTTACTAATGTAGCTTTAAATCTAAGTAATGCTTATATTAATCCTGATATTTCTGTTAGAAATAGATTAATATATGTAGCTCTTAGTAGATCAACTGATATTAATTTAATACTTGTAAAATGAAATATCAAATAAAATTAACTTATACATTAGATAAAAATCCTTTTCTTTATACATATATAAAGATTGTAAAAGAAAGAGATGCTTTAGCTGCTGTAGAAAAAGTAGATTTAGAACTTCAATTTGAATCTCTTGTGATAGGAGAAATATTTATACAATCTATTAAAGCCGATAATATATGAAAGATATGTTTACAGGTTACTTTTTTGCTTTTATGATTCTTATAAGTTCTTTTGTTCTTGATTATGATGATTTAATATTTTTATTTATTTTAATAGCTACAGTAATTCCTTTTTCTAGTAAAAGAAAAAATAATAATAAAGAGAATCTTAAAGATTTTAAAATTAGTGTATTATATAGACCTAAAACTTCTGTAACTGTTTCTTCTTATTACTATAATATTAAAGTAAAAAATTATGTTGAAGCTTGTAAATATTTAGAATCTAATATAATTCCTTTGTTATTAAGTAAAAATTTTGATATAAGAACTATTGAAATAAAAGAGATATGATAGATATATTTTCCTTAATAAGTAAAAACACTAGAGCTTTTGAAGATTTTAGAAAGTGGTTATTTGTTGAACTAAAAAACAATAAACAAACTTTTACTAATTATGGAAAGTACCCTACTTCTTTGAAATTACCTTTACTTATTAAATATTTAGAAAGTAAAGATATACCTATAGTTGAATCTATTGTATATCATGATCTTGTTAGTAGTAATAATGCTAGTAGTTTTGAACAATTACTAGCTTTTACTGTTAAATGTGAATTTGAAGCCTTAGAAAAAAACGAAACAATTAATTATATACCTTTTTAATTATGAATATAAATAGAATAGTATATGATGAAACTAATCTTAAAAAATTAATATTTAGTATGTCAAAAATAAAATTTAGACCTATGAAAAAATACGAACTAATAAAAGAATATCCTGCTAGTCCTAAACTTGGTACTGTTGTAACAAAAAATGGTGATAATTATATTACTGATGTTAATACTCCTTTTAATATGTTTACAATAGAGCTTAATCCAGAATTTTGGCAATTAATGGAATATGAGATATTAAATTTTAAATATAATGATCAAATAGAAAAGCCTTCATTTTTTAAAAAAGGATTTAAAGGAGATAGCGAATGGGTTATCAACTCTGTTAAAAGATTAATTGATAATCAAATAATTACTCTAGGTAATTATCATGGTGGATGTGGTGGAGAAAAAATAATAGCTATTGTAATAGATAAAAGTTTTACAGGAGGTATTAAAATTGTTTTAGATGAAGCGAGCATATCTTTATACGCTGCTCACATTATAGAAAAAAAATCTATAGGTACTACAGGAGATGGTCACCCTATTTATAAAGGGGATGATTTATTTGTTGTCATGAATAATGAAGTAGTTGGTCTTATAGTTCATACAGCTGATAGTGATTCTTCTATTATTAATTTTGCTACTTGTTTTAAAGATAAAGGAGAAGCTAAAAAATATTTATTACGTAATGCTAAGGTACTTTCTATTGAAGATGTAGCTGATATATTTTATAAAGACAGTTATTATCATTTACATGACGCTCTTAAAGCTTTAGTTAAATCTAGATTATGATCTATTTTGTAACTAATAATAAGGAGTTATTTAATCATTATCAGGTAAAACTGTATAATGATATAACTCCTTTATTTGATAATGAAGATACTTATCAAATATACAGAAACTGGATACTAGAAAGATATACTAGAGAAGATTTAGAAGATGTAATTGCAGTAGATTTTGAAACTAATGGTCTTGATGCTTATTATAATAAAACTGTACTTTCTACTGTATCTGATCCTAATGATTCTTTTGTGTTTCATTGTGCATTTTCAGAAGAAACTAAGTATTTTAAACTGCTATTAGACAAAGAATTTACATTGCTGGGGCAGAATATCAAATTTGATTTAAAGTTCTTCAAAACGAAGCATAACCTATATTTTAGGAAGGTATATGATACTATGATAGCCGAACAACGTCTATTTCAAAAGTTAGATACTAGCAAAGGATTGGAAGCACTAGCACAAAAATATTGTGATGTATATCCAGATCAAATGGATAAATCTATTAGAAATGAGTTCATAGGTTGTAATCCTAAAACATTTAAAGTATTACCTAGACATATTTATTATGTTGCAGGTGATGGTACTACTTTATTTCCTATTAGGGAAAAACAAATGAAGCTTATAGATAGAGCTAATATGAATTTTCTTATTTATGATATAGAGTTTCCTTTATTATCTATTGTAGTTAAAGCAGAACTTACAGGTTTTCCTTTTGATGTAGATAAATGGATGGCTATCTATGATACTAACTTAGAACTAAAACATGAGGTAGAGCTTAAACTAGATAAAGAATTTTTAAAATTAAGAGATGAGGTTTGTCATTTACTAGAAGATCAATTAATTTATATTAAAGGTGGTAAATGGGATAACCCTAGAAAAGTAAGTGAAGCATCTAAAATGTTTAATAGTGATGGTACTACCAATATATTAGATTTGTTTGGGGAACCAATGAAAACTAATACATACTTAGGTAGTAAAGCTAAGAATCCTGTTAAGATTAAAAAGAATATTAATAATATTAATTATGGTAGTGATACTCAAATTGTAGAGATATTTGGTAGATTAAAACAACCACTCTTTAATAGTACAGGGAAATTAACTATACCAAAATTTAACAAAAATGGTAAGATAAATAGACTTAAAGGTAATTACAAAACAGGAGAACCTGAATTGCAAGAGTATCTTAGTACAATTCCCGGTACAATAATGAGGGATTTTATAATGTTGCTTTTAGAACATCGTGCTTTATCTACTGCTTGTAATAACTTTGGTAATAAATTTAAAGACAAAGTTAATAAAATTACTGGTAATATACATACTATATTTAGAACTTGTTCTACAGCTACAGCAAGATATAGTTCTGGTGATAAGAAACAAGCTGATAAATACAATGCACAAAATATACCTAGTAAAGCTAGTTATGCAGTTAGAATGAGAAATTGTTTTATGGCTAAAAAAGGTCATAGTATGATTACTTCTGATTTAAGTGGTGCTGAACTTATTATTATGTGTTCTTTGTCACAAGACTTAAAGTTATTAGAAATAGCTACTGATGATATGCATAGCTATATTGCTACTAAAGCTTGGCAACTTATTTATAGGTTAAGAGGACATAAACTTATAGCTTATCATGAAAGTTTAAGAGCTATACATGGTAAACAATATACTGATAAAAGAATAGTAGATAAGATTAATCAATTTATTAAACTATCTATAGATTTTATTGTTAGTAAAATAGAAAATAAAAAATTAAGAGTAGATATTAAGCCTGTAGGGTTTGGTGTTATTTATGGTGCTTATCCTAAAAAAATTGCTAGTGTATTAAATATTAGTGTAGAAGAAGCTGGATTAGTTATTAAAATGATTGAAGATGAATTTCCACAAGTAATTGCTATGGTTAAACAAGCTATGGTAAATGCTACTAGAGATGGTTATCTTATTCTTAATACTAGAACTAATAGTAGGGCATGGTTTCCTAATCTTATCGCATTAAAAAATAATGAAATTAATGAACGTACTCACTTTGGTCTTATAAGTAAAGAAAAAAGTGAAGCTAGAAATATTCGTATTCAAGGTACACAAGCTGATATGATTAAAGAATGTACAGTAGAATTACAAAATTGGATAGATAGTAGTGGTCATAATACATTTGAATGTGTATATGATGAAATATCTAAAAATTATGTACCTATTATCAATAACGATATTACTATGCTATCATGGGTGCACGATGAAATTGTAACTGATCTACCTGATTATCTTGATGGAAGAAGTGCTAATTGGAGTGCTAGAAGACAGAATTACCCTTATTCTCCTATTATAAAAGAAGTACAACTTAAATATGTAAACAAAGATTCTTCTGTAAATGTGTTTAATAGTTATAAATTATTAAAAGAGCATATAATGATGAATGTATGTAACAGATATTTAGAGAATGTACAAATGGGAGTAGAATCTAACATTGAACCTTATTGGACGAAATAAATAAAATATGAAATGAAAATAAAACAATTAAACAAAACAGAAAATGTACCTAAAGATTTAGATGCTTATCCTCTTGCACCAGAAGTATGTTATAAAACTCTATTTGATGAAGGTGATACTGTAATCTTATTAACTAAATCTAGTAAATATTCTAGTGATTTAAGAAATATAGTAGGTAAAACACTTACTGTACGATCCTCTAAATTTACAGATTTAGGGGAAGGTATTGTAGAAGAAATAATGTATTTAAAGCAAACTAATGGAGTTAAAAATCCTTATCTTGCTAAACATTTTAAAAAAATATAATGGATATATTATTTATTACTTTTGGACAAGAACACGTACATAATATAAACGGTGTTGTATTTGATAAAGATTGTGTAGGTGTGATACATTGTAACAATTATAGTCATGGAAGAGAAATAGCTTTTGAGAATTTTGGAGATAAATTTGCTACTACTTATTCAGAAGATAAAGTAGATAATGATTTTATGAGACGTTTTGATAGAGGTATAATAGAAGTTAATTAAAAATAAAATTATGAAAATAATATATAAATACCCTATTAATACTTTAGGTTATACTGCTATTACATTACCTATAAACTATAAAATTTTAAAAATAGCAGAACAAAGGCAATCTATTAATTTATGGGCAGAAATAGATACTGATCAAACAGAATTTAGTTCCGTAGGTTTACTTATAGTGGGTACAGGTCACGAATTTGAACTACCTAGTAGTGCAGAGTATTTAGATACTGTATTTATTGCACAAGGTAATTTAGTATATCATATTTATAAAATAACAAACTAATGGGTTGGGATGCATTTACATTAAAAGAAGAGAAATCAAAAGAAGCTGATATTGAATTTAAAGAAACTGCTAGTACTGTATCTGCTTTGTATGGTACAGTAGATGGTTTCTTTCCTATAGGAGGACTTGATGTTTCTATTTGTGCTGAAATGTTACAAAAAGCTACTGGTAGATCAGTATATGTTCCTATGTGGACTAAAGAAGAGATACAAGAATATGCTGCTAAAGCTAATTGGAATTTTTCTGTAAAAGAAGAAAATTTATGGGCGTATTATAATGCTAGATATTTTTTAGATATATGCGTTAAATATAAACTTAGTATTCATTTTAGTTATTAATTATGCAAATAGATAAGAAGAAACTAGAAAGACAACAAGAAGGTGTTGATAAATGGTTTGATAGTGGTAATAATAATGAAGGTATGTCCGGAGTATTGGATTGGTACACAGGTGTAGGTAAAACATTTGCATCTATACTTGTTATTAAAAGACTTTTTAGATTATTTAATAATCATTCTATTGTTATTCTAGTTCCTTCTGAAACTCTATATGTACAATGGAATAAAGTATTAAGTGAAAATTTTACTAAAAAAGAACTTATAACTATATCAGTATTTACACCTAATCAAATTGTAACTAACAAGATTAAAATTAATACAGATACTGTAATAGTAGATGAACTTCATGATTTTTATAGTACAGAGTATGTTAAAACTATAGATGGTACTTATATTAGATATAAGAATAATCTTGGTCTTACTGCTACGTATGAAGATTTTCGTAAACGTCATTTAGCTATTACAAGTAAATTCCCTGTAATAGATACTATAGGAGAAGGGGAAGCAGTTAAAAGTGGTTTTATTAGTAGATTTGTAGAATTTAATCTTAATGTAAAACTTAGTAAAGAAGAAAGAATACAATATGATGTTTATAGTGAAGTTATAACTGATAACCTTAATAAATTTGGTAATAATAATCAGTTAGAACTAGCTAGTAAATGTTTATCAGGTGGTCAACATAGTAATGGTAAGCATTATGAAGCTAAACAATTTGTAATGGGTTGGGCAGCTAGTAAAGGTTGGAATAAGAATTTAGATTTTAGTTTAGAAACTAATAAAGAAATAAACGCTTTATGGAATCCTAATCTAATATTTGGATATGCTAAAAATCTAATGACTGCTGTACGTAAAAGAAAAGATTTACTTTATCATTGTAGTAATAAATCAAAAATATGTTCTGATATTATATTTAAATTTCCAGAACTAAAAGCTATAGTATTTAGTGAATCTACGTCTTATGCAGATAAACTTAATAAAGAACTTAATGAAAAAGAAGATGGTATTAGTGTTGTTTATCATTCACAATTAGATACTATATATGCTCCTAGTCCTGATACTGGTAAACTTATAAAGTTTGGTAGTGTTAGATTAAAACGTAAAGCTATGCAGGATATAACTACCGGTAAAGCAAGAGCATTATGTGTAGCTTCTAGTGTAGATAAAGGATTAGATATTCCTTCATTAAAATTAGGTATTACAGCTAGTGGTAAAAGTAACTTTACCCAGTATAAACAGAGGGGAGGGCGTGTAAAGCGAGTATTTAATGATAAAGTGGCTCTATTGGTTAATCTATATATTAGAGGAACTAGAGAAGAAGCATGGTTAAAAAGTAGACAATCTAAATCTACCCATAGAATATACTGGGTAGATTCAATAGATGAAATATCATTTACACCTTCTAATAAAAGAAAAATTAAATTAAATATTATTTAAGTATGGATGAAGCTGATAAAGTAGATAATTTTACAGGTAGAACTTTTACGTTAAAGTTTAGTTCAGACTGGAAAGATGATACAGACCCTTTAAGGAAACGTATTAAAGTATTAGAAAAACCAAAGTTAACTTTAATAAATAAAATAAAAAAACGTTTAGGTCTTAATTATGCTTATACGTATAAATGTGAGATATTATGATAGCAGTAGATGAATATGTAAATTTTATAGTGGATAATAACCTTACACAAGAACAGGTATTATTATTACATCTACTTTATTATGATAGAGCAGATTTAATAATAAAATATAAAAAGAAATACCCTACAGAAGAAGGTGCTATGATAAGCAGTTATTTATTAAATGATTTAGTATATAAGGGTTTTATAATAAAATCTAAAAATTCTTTATCTATTGGAGATGAGTTTTTAAAAATTTTTGTAGATGGTACTAAAGCAACAGAACAAATATTTAATGTTTATCCTTCTTTTGTAACTAGTGATACAGGTGTACAAATACCTATGAAATCTATGGATAGAAATCTGTTTGAACAGATATATATACCTAAGATATTAGGTAGTACTAAAGAACATGATGAAATAATTAAAGATATAAAATATGGTATAGAAAATGATCTATTAAGAATGGGTATTAATAAGTTTTTAACTTCTGAACATTGGAAATCTATTAGACAAGTAAGACTAGCAGATAAAGAAGATAAAACTGTAAGTCACGGACTTTACGAAGATTTTTAAATATGAAAAAAGGAGTTGTATTAAAATATACTTCGCCTGCAATGGCGGTAGAGCAAGCTAAGGAAGAAATAAGAATAGAACGAATAGGAGAACAATTAGGACTTAAAACTAATTTTAATAGTCTTAATATAGCAATGTCTAAATACTTTAGATTTGCTATGGTTAATCTTTGGGCAGGTTTATCTGGTCATGGTAAATCTTATCTTCTTAATCTTATTAATAAAGCTTTTCTTGATTATAAAACTACCCAATCACTTAATGGTGAAATTAAATTTGTACCTGTAATATTTCAGTTTTGTTTTGAAATGAGCGCAGCTAATGAAATACTTAGAAGTGTAAGTAATGATCTAGGTGTAAATTATAATTACTTATTAAGTAGTCAATATGATAAAGAAAGTAAAGAATATAATACTTTGTCACAAGATGAAGTTGATAGAATTTACAAAGCTTTAGATTATTATAAATTACAAAGTATATTTTTCTTTGAAACTTCTACCAATCTTAATAACATTTATGCTACTATTGCTTATTATCGTTCTAAGTATGATGAATTAAGTAAACAAAATGGTGTTGAATATAAATTTGTAGTAAACATTGATCATACTTTACTTATAGAAAAACTTGATGAAAAAGATACTATGGAACTTATGGCTAATACTGGTAGAATAGCTATATTTCTAAAAAGAATAGGTTGTATGGTAAATCTTTTAGGTCAACTTAATAATAATATAGAGGACACTAAAAGACTTTTAACCCCTGCACTTCAATATCCAATGAAATCGGATATTTATGCACAAGGTCAACTATTTAATGCTTGTGATAATGTATTTACGATTAATCAACCTCAATTATTACATATTAAAGAATATGGGCCGAGTAAAGTACCTACAGCTAATTTAATGCATCTTTTAAAATTAAAGGCTAGGCATGGTAGTGTTGGTAGTATATGGCTTAAAAACGATCTTTATAAAGGTCAAGTAAACGAAACTGATATAAACACTTTAAAAGGTAAAAATCCTGAAATCATAAACACAGATGAAGATGAAAATGTAGATTTTAACAAAATCTAAGTAATAAATTTAAGTAAATGTATTGTAGTGTTATAATAATGACCTATATTTGTAGTGTTATTAAACACGGCAATACATATAAATGTATAATTAATAACAAACTATTAATAATGTCTGATAAAAAAGAAAATATGGAAGGTACAGACGTAAAAACTGATGAAGTTTTAGAAGCTACAGAAACTAAACAAGATAGTGTTAGTACTTCTGTAGCTTCTGTTTCTTCAAATACGCCTACTGTCCTTACTAAAAGCGATCTTGCAACATTAGATTATGTTGATTTCAGCACACCGGCTCGTATGCTGGCTTTAGGAGAAGTACTTGTAAAAAGTCAGCTTGTTCCACTTAAAAAGCCAGAGGACGTATTTGTGGCGCTACAGACGGGCAGAGATTTAGGTTTACCGTTTATAACAAGCGTAACCCAAATTTATCCTATAAATAGTCGTCCTACGTTGGGTGTTCATATTATGAAGGGAATTTTGCTTAAAAGTAAAATTTTATTTGAAAAAACAGAGGATGCAGTTACTATTTATGAATTTGTTAAAGCAGATGAAAATGGTAAAACATTAATGAAGGAAGTAACACTTAAAAATGGTACTAAAGGAAAAATACCTTTAGAGATATTAGGCAAAGGTACTTTAAAAGAACAGCCTAGTAGTTCTACTAAAAGAGCAGTAGATACTCGTACTACTTATAAATTTCGTAGAGAAGTAAAAATGCGAAGTGGTAAATTTGAAATGCAAACTGCTTATGGTAGTTTTAGTATTTCTGATGCTACACAAGCAGAGTTAATGGAAAAAGAAGTTTGGAAGAAGTATTGGAAAAGAATGTTAGATGCTAGAGCTTTTTCAATAGGTGCTAGAGAAATAGGAGATGATCTTCTATTAGGACTTATGACACCAGAAGAACTAGGATCAGATAATATACAAGAAATAGAGTACACAGAAGGTTAACCAAGTCTTACATAAGTAAGCAATTATATAAATCAATTAATTATTTTTTATTATGAAATTAAACAAATTAGTAAACACGCGCGGAACAAACGATCTAGGAGAAGTACTAGTAGCAACTTGTACTAAAGGACAATTTAAACTGTCTAATGACGCAGCTAAAAAACTTGATGTTAAAGCAGGAGATTTTGTATTCATTCAAGAAGCAGAAGATGATGGAGAAACTTTTCTTATTATCCAAAAATCTGATGAAGATAATGGTAATAAACTAGGAGAAGCCGGTAATGCTCTTCAATTTTCTCTTAGTGCTGCATGGAAAGCACTAGAAGCAAAAGGAGAAGCTGATGAAGATCATAATGTATCTTTCACTCTTGGGGATGTTATTGAATTTGAAGGTCAGTCTTTATATAGACTTACTATGGATTCTAAAAAAGAAAAAATTCAACGTACCACCTCAACTACTGATAAAGTAGATGTAAGTAAAACTAGTGAAGAAGGTGAAGAAAGTGTACAAGATGTAGATTCTGAAATGAGCACTACTGAACCTATTGAAGAAGAAGAAGATGATTCTTTGTCTTTCAATGAAATGTAATATTTAATAGTATTAAATCCTAAAGGGAACTGTAAATAGTTCCCTTTTTTTAGCTAAATAAATAACGTTATTTAAATTAATTATTATGAGTGAAGAAGTAAAAAAGAGTAAGGGAATTTTTGGTATTAATAAAGATGTTCAATCTAAAGCTAATGTACCATTATTAACTCCTATTAAATTAGACAAACCAGACCCTAAGTTTCCTACAGGTGTTAAATTTCCTATAGCTAGATTAATAAATGTTAAATCTAATACTCAATATGAAAAGAATGATGGTACTATAGTTCCTGTTCTTCAATTTGTATTTGTAGATAGCGATAAAAGACAATATACTCACTTTGAATGGGAGATAGAAGAATCAGATAATAAGTTTGATAAAAAAGTAGGTTGGATGCAAGCTAGAATCAAACATATTTATGAAGAAACTATTGGTGAATTTCCCGATAATGGTATTGGTAATCCAACTGGTGATGAAACAGAAGAGAATCAGTTTGCATTATTGTTTAACATTATAGAAAGTGACTTTAATAAAGTTACTATTCAAAAAAATGATAAACCAGTACGTGTATTTACTCAACATTGGGCATACTACAAACTAGTTTATTACAATGGAAATCTTCAGTTTCCTTTTCCTAATTTTCTTGAAAGAATTACAGAAAAAGATCAACCCTGTAAAACTTTATCTATAGGTAAAAAAGATACTATAGATCAAGAAGCCTCTAAAAAAGCTACAACTGGAATACCGGGAATGGATAGTACACCAGATGGTTCAGATGATCTTCCAGCATTTGATGCTAGTTATTCATAAACTATGTAAAATAAATTAATTATAAAAAGCGATAACGGTTTAACTGTTATCGCTTTTTCTTATATACTTTAGTATGAACATATCAATACTACCTACTTTAGATAAAAAGTATATACTAGATAGAATTACGCAAGAACAAATAATGGAAAGATATTTAGGTATATCTGTAGTATTTGATGAACTGGTGGTTGCACCTTCTATTATTCGTAAAGATAATAGTCCTACTTGTGGGTTTAAATATAATATGCATGGACGTTTAAGGTTTAAGGATTTTGGCCCAGGAGGTTTTTGGGGAGATTGTTTTGATGTTGTAGCTAAAGCTTTAAATATAGATAGTAATAACTCCAAATCATTTCAATTAATACTACATACGATTGCTAAAGACTTTAGAATACATAAATATGTAGATAATAATGAAGTAATAAATTACAATAAAATAACTAATCCCTTCTTTTCTAAACCTAAAAAAAAGGATAAACTAATATTTCATATTGCTCCTAGACCTTTTAATTATCATGATGATAGTTATTGGAATAGATTTAATGTAAATAGAAAATTACTTACTTTAGGTAAAGTATATGCAGCACAACAAATATCTTTATCAAGAATAGGTACTTATCCTACTCAAATATATACTTATAATCCTAAAGATCCTGCTTACTGTTATTATGATGGTAAAGATGAAGATGGTATAGATAAGTGGAAAATTTATTATCCTCTTAGAAATAAAAATGAACAAAGATTCCATTCTAATAATTCTTTTACACAAGGTAAACACATGATTACTTGTGGTAGAGTTGGTGTAATAACTAAATCTTTAAAAGATATATTAAGTTTTAGAAGCTTCGGATTACAAGCTATAGCACCTCCTGCTGAAAGTGTGTTATTATCAGAAGATGATTATTGGTTTATGAAAACTAAATTTGATTTTCTTATATCATGTATGGATTATGATAGAGCAGGTATGTTAATGTCTAAAAAGTTATGGAAAACTTATAGAATACAACCAATGATGTTTACTAATAAATATTTTGGTGCACCTGTAGATTACGGTATTAAAGATTTTGCAGAACATGTAGATGTAAAAGGAGTAAATGATACTCAAAAATTATTAGATAAGATAGCAGCAAAACATTTAAAAGATTTTAGAAAATTAGATAAATACTATTATAAATCACTAAGAAACATTTTATGAACAATACTATTGAATTAATGAAAAAAGGAAGTTTAACTTATTTCATATCAGAAATATCAGAACAAGATAAAAATCTTATTAAAGATACGAAGAGTACAGAAAATAAAGAAAGTTTATTAGCAGCTTATTTTCTTTTAATAGATAAAGATTGCGTATCTGTTAAATTACTAGGAGAAACAGCTAATCTCTCCATTCACAATACAGGGGAATTTATCGGTAGCTTTGCAGGCAGAGTAATAGATAACGATAAACCTAGTATTAAGATAAGAGAAGTACATTATAGAAATTACGTTCATTCAGAAGAAAGACAAAAATCTTCAGCATGGTTAATTAATATGGGTACAGATAAACTAATAAGTATAAATTCCTTAAAAAAGAAACTTAACTCAAAATATTGTGTAATATGGATCAAAAAAAATTAGTACTACAAATAGAAGTACCTCAATATTTAAGAGAAATACAGACAGCTAAAGCAGCTAGACCTAAATATTATTATTGGGATGGTAATACTATTAAAGGTAAAGCTAAAAAATTGCTTTTAATGTATATTAAAAAAGAAAGTAAAAAAACTCTTACTAAAGAAAGAATAGTAAAACCTGATGATCTTAAAAATAATTATTTAATATTTGGTTTTAAAGGTAGTAAAGTATTTACTTATTTTATGCCAATAGGTATAGAATTTAAACTAAATGATTTAACTACTAAACAATATAAACTTAAAACTAAATATATTCTTTGTGAAGCAGTTACAGAAAAAGATGAATATGATTTTTTTATTCCTAATAGTCCTAGTGAATATAGTTATTTTAAAAAAGTAATAGCTAATGAAACTAAAGCGGGTAAACCTAGATATACTATAATTAAAGGTCAAGATATGTATAGTGGTACTCTTAATGAATTTACACGTGCTAAGATGGTTAATGAATTAAAGTATGATTACTATAAAAAAACTTTTGATCAATTATTAGAAAATTTTATAGATTTTAATTACCCGTTACTGGTAGAGATGGAAATACAAGATACTATTAGAAATCATTATGATAGAACTAAGGAAGGTGCAGGTATTAGATGGGATGTAGGTAATAGAGTATATCCTTATCTTAAAACTTTTGTAGATTTTTTAGTTAATGGTTATGTAGTAGAAAAAGCTATTAAGGGAATGACCCAAGAGTATGGTATAGAAGGTATCATAATAGATGATGATAGACTTCACATAAGTGGAGAAGGTTATTACTTTACTCCTATTAAGGAACATAAAAATAGAAAATTAATATTTAACATATATGAAGATACCAGAGAAGGTTGGAAACATATAGAAAAATTTTTAACATGATAACATACAGTAGAGTAAAAAGAAATAATATAAAAAAAGATCAATTAGTTAGAGTTACAGAAGGTGCTACCAAATACTTTGCTATTGTACATGATGTTAATGATAAAGAAATATCTTTAATATTACCAACTGCTACTCTACCTTGTATAGTCAAAGGAATACATGAAACTATTGAAAAAGTAAATTATGATAATTAAATCTAATGAACCCGAAGATAAAGTAAGTATAGGAGAAACAACTACATTTACTTCTGGGATTGCAGCAGAGAATACAGGCTTAGCATTAAAAATGGTTTCTAAAAACATGTATTCTAATCCTATAGGATCATTTATTAGAGAGATTACTTCTAATGCAGTTGATTCTAATATAGATGCAGATTCTGATGGTAATGTAATAGTTCACTTTTATAAAGAAAAGGACTTTGCTTATATAGAATTTAAAGATACTGGAACAGGAATGAGTCCAGAACTTTTTAATAATATTTATATGCAATGGTTTAGTTCTACTAGAAGAGGAAGTAATCAAGGTATTGGTGGGTGGGGATTAGGTTCAAAATCTCCATTATCTTATCAACCTAATTTTGAAATTACTACTAGATCGGAAGGTATGGAATACCACTATATATATTCAGAAGGAGTAGGAAATAATTTACCTACTTCTGATCTTATATTTTCAAAAGAAACAACTGAATGTAATGGTACTACTATTAGAGTAGAAGTTAAATTAGATGATATTTATAAAGTAAGTGAAGAATTAAATATTCAACTAAGTTATTTTAATAAAGTATATGTAAAAAATGATATAAGTTATTTTAATAATAATTTTAAAATATATGATTCTGAACATTACCGATTAAAAAATACTTCAAGACCTTATGGTGAGTATATGCATATATCATTAGGACAAGTTACTTATCCTATTGATTGGAATGTAATGGGTTTAGCACCTATTAGAATACCAGTAGCTTTAAGATTTGAAACAGGTGATCTTGATGTTATTTTAAATAGAGAAGCAATTAATTATACTGATTCTTCTATTAAAGCTATTATTGATAAAATTGATTTAGTTACAGATGATTTACTTGAAAAATATAATGAACAGTTAAGATTTGAAGATTTATTAAAATACATTAAAGCTGTAGAAGGTAAATCTAGACCTATGTTTACTATAAAAGATGTAGAAATAAACATGAGTGATTATGATATAAAACCTACGTTTGTACCATTTTCTAATTATACCATAGTTAAAAAGTATTTATCTAGTCTTTTTTGTATGTACTCTGTTAGAGATTTATCTAAAGCAAAAGTAGAAGAAAAAAGTGATCCTTTAACTACTGATTATTTAACTAATTCTTATATGAACCTGTTATTTGTTAGTGATAGGGTTAATATATATGATTCTACGTATAATCAAAATGGTAGTTTGGTAAATAGATCTAAATTAAATAAACGTCATATTTATAAACTTTCTAAACTTCTTGGTTTAATAGAAAGTGAAGAAGGGTATGAAAATACTATTTATAAAACAGGTCATATAGCTATAATAAGTAAAGTAGTAAAATTTATAGATAATTTTGTTATTAGTTATTGTAAATCATATAATTGTGCTCCTGATTACTGGATAGAGAATTATAAACAAGAACAAAGACAATTACAGTCTGATCGTAAAGAATCTATTACTTGGTATGATTTTGATGCTACTAGAGAAAAAAGTACTTATGGTAAATTAGAAGAAAAGTATAAGTATATATTTTACATGAACAAAGATGGTGATACTAAAGAAAATGTAGCTTACAAAGGACTTTATAATCTTATACCTAATCATTTTAAAAGTGTAAGTACTTTTATTTTAATTAAGCCTTCTGTATGTAATAAAGTTAAAAACAAAAAAAACTTTATTGATGCTAAGAACTTAATTAAAATAAATGAATTTAAAAGTTCTTTTCAAAGATTACTTTACTATAAACGTTTTAAAATATTTGAAAGTAAATGTGATGTAAATCTATTAATCTATAGTGACTATTATTATAATTTGTATAAATATATGTCAGAAAGTTTTAACAAGTCTTATGAAACTAGAGAAAATTGTAGAAATAATATGTCTGAATATCATAATCAAGTATATGTAGATTTAGTAGATTATTTTGGAGAGCAACTTAATAAAATTAAAGTAAAACCTAATAGAATATCTATAGATAAACTAAATAGAGCAGATGAAGTTCTTGACTTTATTAAAAAAGTAGATATTATACAATATCTTAGTTATAATATACCTCATAACTATAAGGCAGATATTCTTAGAAGATTAGGAGTACTTAAAATTAATACTAAACATTTAATAATTAAAAACGAATAACAATGTCAAAAAAGAAGGAAGTAACAAAAAAAGAAATAACTGCTAATCAATACGGTAGAAATATTGTAATGGTAATTGAAGGAGAGAAATACTCAAAAGCTTTTATTGAAAAAGCAGATAGAGATAGACTTCTTGAAGAAGCGGTTAAATATAACAAACGTCCTAGTAATAAAAGACGTGATGAATTAATTAAAGAGCTTTCCGGATTTGTAGATAATCCTACAATAGTAGCAAAACCTAAGAAGAAAGCTAAGCCTAAAGCAGCAGAAGTAAAAACATTAACTAATCAAGAGGAAATAGAAAAAGCTCAAAAACTCTTAAAAAAACATGGTTACAATGTTGAAAAAGCCGGATATTCACCAACACCAAGACGAGGAGAGCATTGATTATCTAATTAGTAACATTCCTCTTATATTAGATAATAAAGATACTAACGTTAAAGAGGTAGGTATGTATTACCTACCTTTTAGTGTTGGTATTGAAATAGAGTGTGATCAAAAAGCAACTTTTAATGAAGAAATATTTAAAGATATTCCTAATATAATGCATGTACAATGTGATAATAGCGAGCAACGATTTAGAATACCTAATGGAATACAGGGTTTACAATGTCTTTATGAAATAACTGAAAATCTTATTGAATTTTGTAATTTAAATATAAAAAGTGGTATTCATTATCATATAGATTGTACTGATTTTTATGATAAAATTAATGATAAGTTTGTAGAAGATAAAGAACAAGAAATGTTACTTGAACTTGATAAATGGTGTTACAAAGGTACTTATAATCATAGAAGTATTAAATTTAGAGCAGGTCATACATGGATTAGATTTCAAGATAGTTTTAAAACTATGGAATTTAGAATAGGAGAAATGACTTTTGATTATAAATTACTTTTTAATAGAATAATTCATGCATCTACTATTGTTAATAATTTTAAAGATTATGTAGAATATGAACATGAATGTATTCATAATCCTGTTATTAAATATTTAAGTGAAGATATGAAACAAATATTATTAAATAGAATTGAAAAGATATGAAACAAGTATATTTAACAATGATTTTTCCCGATACAGGAGAAGTGATTATACATAAAACTGATACTAAAGATGATTATAAATCTTATATAAAATACGATTTAGGTATTGAAGTAAATAGTTGTAAATATATGATAACAGAAGAGATTAATATTAATATAAACTAATTATGAAAGTAAATCTTAAAGTAATAACACCTAATATAGAACAAACTATTATTGAAATAGCTAGAGTATCTAGTATTAGAAAAGACAAATCAGAAAATCCTGTACCTTTAATTAATCATTTAATTAAAAATAAACATTGGTCACCATTTGAACATGGAAGTATGACTATGGAAATAGTAACTTCTAAGCCTATAGCTATACAATTATTACGTCATGTTAGTTTTAGATTTCAAGAGTTTAGCCAACGTTATTCAAAAGTAACTAAATTGGAAGATGTAGAATTTAGATTACAAGCAGAAAAAAATAGACAAAGTAGTACTGATATTTTAGGTGGTATTAAATATTTACAAGACAATAGATTATCTGTTTGGATGGAAGATACAGCTAGTGATGCTTTTACAAATTGGTTATATAAAGTACAAAAAAATCTTAGAACTACTTTAGAACTTTATTCAGAAGGTTTAGATTTAGGAGTTGCTAAAGAATGTGCTAGAATGATTCTTCCTATGACAAGTCAGACGACTATCTTTATGACAGGTAATGTTAGATCATGGATTCATTTATTAGATATAAGAGATGATGGTCATGCTCAAAAAGAAGTACAACTTATTGCTAAAGAAATGAAAAAAATCTTTATAGAGCAATGTCCTATAATAGCTAAAGCAAGAGGATGGGTTGCTTAGTAAACTACTGGGGTATTAAAACTAAAGTATTTGATACAGAAGAAGAAGCTCAATATTTTATAGATTTTGATGCTCCTTATTTGTGGATTCCTAGAAAAGATTGTAAAATAAGTAATACTAAAAAATAATTATGAAAATATTAGCGGAAAAAGAAAAAGGGTTTATAGTAGAATTAAGTGAAAACGAATTAGCTAATGTGTTAGGTTATTATTCAGCTATAGGAAGTGGTTATTATAAAGATATAAAAATAGCTATGAAAAACACGACTGATTTACCTATTAGTGAAATATATCAAAAACACTATCGAATTAAAAATTTACAACAGCAAGCTGATTATAATACAGCCATTGCTAAGTTAAGTGAAATGATAGAAGCTTTAACCCCTGTTACAAATTTACTTAATGATTTACCAACAATTAAAGAAGAATAACTATGGCAATAATAGCAGTTAGTGGTAAAATAGATAGTGGTAAAGATACTATAGGTAAAATTATTAGATGGTTAGAATATTCAACTGATATAAATATTATATCTATGAACCTTCATCCTAAGGCTATAGGAGTATATACTTTTAAAGATTTTATTAATAATAGAGTACAGCCTAATAAAATAAATACTTGGGAAATTAAAAAATTTGCAGATCCTCTTAAAGATATAGTTTGTATTCTTTTAAATTGTACTAGAGAGCAATTAGAAGATGAAGAATTTAAAAATAAAGAATTAGGAGAAGAATGGTGGTATTACGGAATCTTTAATATTTATGAAGAATTTTTACCTTATGGTGAATCTAAATTAATAAAAATATACGATACTAAAGAAGAAGCTAACCAACATATAGTAAATTTAGAGCAAAAAATTTCTTATATGGAAGAATTTAGACCTAGAGATATTTTAAGAGTACAGTTAATTAAACTTACACCTAGAAAACTTATGCAATTACTAGGTACTGAATGCGGTAGAAATATAATTCATCCTAATATATGGATTAATACTTTAATGAGCCAGTATATACCATATAAAAGCTATCCCAATAAAGAAAAGTATGAACATACTATGTTTGATCCTAATTGGATAATAACTGATCTTAGATTTCTTAATGAACTTAAAGCTGTTAAAGATAGAAATGGTATTGCTATTAGAGTTAATAGAGATACTAAAATAAATACACCTAAAGGTGTTAGATGGCTTAATTATGATGATTGGGTATTTGAATCTACAGGTAAAAAACCACATATATCTGAAACAGAATTGGATAATGCTAAATTTGATCATGTAATTAATAATGATAGTACTCTTGAAGAATTAGTAGAAAAAGTAAAAGAAATATTAATTAAAGAAAATATTATTTAAATGGCTACAGAAGTAATAAAAGAAATAAGAACTTTTAATCTTATATTTCTTGGTATAAATGATTGGAATAACCCAATATTTAAAGATAGAGATAAAGATCTATTTTTTGGTGATACTAATAAGCTTTGGGTATATAATGAGTTAGGAGAAAATAATAAAAATGTTCTTACTTACTATAAAGAAAATTCTGATTCATTAGAGTTTTTTGGTGATCATTTTGATTGTGAACCTAATGGTGGGAGAGCAAGTAATTGGGTATTTAATATTTTATAACTATGAATGTAAAAACATTTCCAGAAATAAGTTCTGATGATAGAAGAAAATTTACTGCAGGAAAAATAGAATTAGCTACTTATGTACGTATTAAACATAAAAATAAAAGATATAAACTATTAGTAGCTAAAGAATATTTTTATGATACTGCTCATACTAAAGATATTTTTCAAGCTATAGGTAAAATTTATGAAGATTTTATTAAATTGGTTTACGATGCTAAATATTTATTTAAAGTTAGTAAAGAAACTATAGAGTTACTCAATAAAACTTTTTCAGATACTTTAATAGAAGATACAAATATTTTATCTGAAAAAGATAGACTTCATGTAAAAATTATGTTAGAACAACATAGAACAAACTCAATAACAAATTAATTATGGGAACTATAGAGTGTATGGTTAAAAAGAAAAAACCTGTACTAGAACCTTTTACAGATGAAGATCGAAAAGAAATACTGGAAGAAAATAAAGATATAAATGTTTCTTATTTATCTTTAATTAAAGAAGTACTTTCTTATAAAGATCATTCTGTACATACTTTATTAAGAGGTTGGGGAGGTGTTAAATTAATTAAAGTTATTAAACATGGATAGTAAATATGATAATTTATATGCTAGAGATAGCAAGGGTAAAATATTAGAATGGAGTATTAAAGTTTCCACTAATGGTAATTCTGTAGATATAATGAAATCTTACGGAGAACTAGAAGGTGCGAAAGCGCTTAAATGGCAACGTAATATTCAAGGTAAAAATATAGGTAAAAGTAATGAGACTAATTCTTATGAACAAGCACAATTACAATGTGAAAGTAGTATTAGGAGACAAAAGGATAAAGGATATATATCTTATAAAGATTTAAAATTACAATTTAATATTGTAGTATCTATAAATCTTAATCACGATCTTGAAATATTTTTACCTAAATCTCGTGTAGATGCTTCTGGTAATGTTAAACCTATGAAAGCCCAACAGTACTACCGTAGTAAGAAGAATTGGACTGATCCCAATGGTAATATTTGGGATGATAGAAAATATTTCTACTTAAAACATTATACGGAACGTAAAGAACCTAAATCTGTTATTATAGATTTTCCCTGTATGTTACAACCTAAGATTAATGGTGTACGTGCTACAGTTCAATATATTAATGGTAAACCTGTAATACTTAGTAAAGAAGGTAAAGAATATACTATACCTCAACTTACAGATTTTCTTACTATTAATTCAGATATATTTGATACATTTGAAGATGATATTGTATTAGACGGAGAATTGTATATACATGGAGAATCTTTACAAGTTATTAGTAGTGCAGTAAAAGCTGTTAATTTAGATACTCAACGTATAAAATTTATATTGTTTGATCTTGCTATTGAAGAATTTAATAATAAAGATAGATGGACTATTATTAAAAAGCATATTAAACCTAAATTAGATCAACATCTTAATTGCTGCATAGAACTTATAACTACTATGGGTGTAGCTAATGATGCTACTGTACAGTTACTTACTGATAAGTATATTAGAGAAGGTTACGAAGGTACTATAATGCGTAAACTTACTGGTAAGTATGCTTTTGGTAAAAGACCTATGGATATGGTTAAACTTAAAAGAGTTTTAGATGCAGAGTTTACTATTGTAGGTGTAACTGAACAAGATAAAGATCCTACTATGGGTTTATATCAATGTATAACTGATGAAGGAGAACCATTTGAAGTTAACCCTAAAGGTACAGAAGAATTTAAACGTTATGTATTAGATAATAAATCTGATATTATAGGTAAAAAATTAACTTGTACATTTTATGAATATACAGATGCAGGTAAGCCATTTCATGTAATTGATAACTTAATTCGAGATTATGAATAGAAGAACAGGACAAACAACTAGAATAGTTGATGATTATATACAAGAATTATTTACAAAAGGTAGTATTACTGTAGTAGATAATGAAGATACTTATGAACTTAATAGAAGAGTTACATCTATAATTAAAAAAAGATTAATAGTAGAACATAATCATTTAATTCCTGATGGAATAACTATAAAAGAAAAAATAAATAGTAAATTAAGACGAAACGATATAACAATAACTCTTACAAATAAATTATGAGTATAGAAGAAAATAAACAAGAGACTGGATTAGAAATTTTTAATCAAATTCAAAATCAAAAAGCATTAGTAACTGCTGATAATATTAAAGAATTAATACTTACAGGAGAAGCTAACCCTACTCATGTAGCTGTTACTTTAAAAAGATTTGCAAAAATACAAGAAATTATACATAACAACAAACAACTTCAAGAAGTTATTACAGAAGATGTTAAAAAGTATATTGAAAAAGGCTCTACTGCTCATGCTTTTGGTGCTAAAATTACTGTAGCTAACTATGGTTATAATGATTGGTCACAAACACAAGACCCTGTACGAGATAAGCTACTAGAAATACAAGAACAAGTAAAAGAGCAGCTAAAAGCTAGAGAAGAAGAAATTATAGCTTCATCTAATGCTTTTCTTAAAAAGAAAGATAAAGGTTTATCTATTGCTAGTTATAAAATTACTTTTGATAGTTTACCTAAATTTGAATGGGAAGAAATAGAAGGAGAAGTAAGTACTAACCCTGTAACTAAAAATTCTAAAGAAGGATTAAGGTTTACAGTTTAACAATCTATTATGGATACATTTCAAGAAGAATTAAATATAGAATTAAGTAGTTGGAGTAGTGTATTTATACCGGTTGTTGCTGAAAAACTTAGAAAAGCTATAGAAAAAGTAGATCATTTAAGGAGATTTGTTACTGTATATCCTGATAAAGATGATATATTAAAACCTTTTAAAGATACAAATAGAAAAGATGTAAAGGTAGTTATATTAGGTTCAGGGCCTTATTTTAATGGTAACGCTACTGGTAAAGCTTTTGCTTGTAAAGATGATATAAGTTCTGTATTGCATCGTGTATTTAATGCTGTTGATAAAGATCATGGTAATAATATTGACAAAAGCCTTGATCAATGGTCAAATCAAGGTGTATTGCTTTTAAATAGTCTTTGGAGTGTAGAAGCTGATAAACCCGGTTCTCATGAACATATAGGCTGGCAATATCTTACTGCTTGCTTAATAAAAGCATTGAGTAGTTTAAATAAGAACGTAGTTTTTATGTTTTGGGGTAGAGAAGCTTTAGAGTATAAAAAGTTCGTAATGAACAGACAAAATCATCTAATGCTAGAAGCACCGCATCCTATAGAAGCTGCATACGCTATACTGCCTTGGGAATGTGATCATTTTGAAAAAGCAAATGAATTTTTTAATAATTGTAATGTTAAACCAATACAATGGAATTAAAACTAAGATTATAATTAGTATATTTGCTCTATATATAACACTAATAATTAAATAACAGTATGAAAAAATCAGAAGTAAAAACACCAGAATTACCTACATTAGAAGAAGCAAGGAAAATGCTAGATTTTATTAAAGAACCTAGAGGATATGATATAGTTATTATCAGTCCTGCCGTTCCTAAAATTCTTAGTAATGGTTTTGTATCTAATAATAAAAAAGATTACGAAACTGCTCAAATGAAAGATTATTCAAAAGGGATGTTAGTAGTATTTTCTCCTTATGAAAATTCACCAGAAGTAAGGAAAAATAATCCTCATGCAGTATTTGCTGGAGATATAATTACAGTTAATGATAAACCTTCTGATGCTGATGTAATAACAACTGAAGTTTTACATGAAGGTTTAGATATTCCAGATACAATGAAGAAAGTACCTGAAATGTATCAATCTTTTATATGGCAAGTACAAAATTCAAATCATGTTTCACTAGTATTAAAAAAACGTAGAGAATAATGGCACATAATATAAATATAACAAATGGTAAAGCTAGTTTTGCATCTAAGAAACAACTTGCTTGGCACGGTCTAGGTCAGGTTGTAGATGCAATGACTAGTGAAGAAGCTATTAAACTTGGAGGGCTAGACTATAGAGTAGGTCTAGCTCCTTTGTATGCAGGAGTAAATAGTTTAGAAAAACTTGAAACTAAAGACCATGTTAATGTTCTTCGTACAGGGATAGAAAAACCTGAATTTATGTCTATGGAAGAAATGACTTCTAACTATGCTACTTATAGAAAAGATACTAAACAAATATTTGGTATTGTAGGTAGTAGATATGAAGTAATTCAAAATTCAGAAGCTTTTGATTTCTTTGATAGTATTGTTGGAGAAGGTCACGCTACTTATGAAACTGTAGGCGCTTTAGGTAAAGGCGAACAAGTATTTATTACAGCTAAACTTCCTAATAAACTTATGGTTAAAGGAGAAGATATAGACAATTATCTTTTACTTACTATGGCTCATGATGGAAGTGGTGCTATTCAAGTAATGTTTACACCTATTAGAGTTGTATGTAATAATACATTATCTGCTGCTTTACGTCATTGTAAGAATAAAGTATCTATTCGTCATACTAAAAATGCTAGAACTAAGTTAGAATTATCTAAAAAGATACTAGGTATCGTAGATATGCAATCAGACAAACTTAGTCAAGCATTTAATAGAATGGCTCAAAAAGCTATGAACGATGATGAAATAGAAACTATTATTAAAAACGCTTTTGGATTTAATAGAGATGAAAACGGCGATCTTAGTACTAGATCAGATAATGAATTAGAACGTATTCTTGAATATCATGAAATAGGTGTAGGTCAAGAAACTATTAGAGGAACTGCTTGGGGAGTATATAATGCTATTACAGGTTATCAACAAAATGTAAAAACTTACAAAGATGCTGATAAAAAGTTTAATAGTATATATGATACTAGTGTTTCTAAGATTAGACAAAATGCTTTTAATAATTTAATATTGGTGTAATGGAAAATGATTTTTTGAAGTCTTTAGAAAGTGTTACTTTATCTGGAATTAAATTTAGAGAAATGCTTGATAAAATAAAGCGTGTAGAGTTACGAGAGAAAAAAGTAATATCTTTTTTAAAAAAATTAGAGCCTTGTTTAAATATAGCTTCTATAGGGGAATTAATAACTTCAGAAAGTGATTTTACAGTAAAAGAAAAAATTAATATAATTAAAAAAAAATAATTATGGAAAATCTAATTGTAAATGTAGTACTCATAGTTTATATTATATCTGTTGTTATTTGTTTAGTTACATTAGCTATCAGTGCTACTACAGTTAGAATGACACCTAAAGTAATAGGTCAAGGATTAATATTATCTTTTGTACCTATAATAAATACATTAATAATAATAAAAAATTTAACATGAGAGAATCTATAGCGACAACATTATTTAAACTATTTGACGATGTAGTTATTGGTAAAGATCGAGAACAGATAGAACTTCATACTATTCTTACTTTAGACCAACGTACTGATTTAATATATGAAATTATTAAAAAGCTACCTGAAAATGATCTTGAACAAGTAACTAGATTTCATGATGCTTTTAAAGTTAAGAGAGAAAAAACTAATCAAATAGAAGAGTTTGAATTTAACAAACTACGTATTTCTCTTATACTAGAAGAAGCAATGGAATTAGGGTTTGCTCTTGGTTATGGTACAGATACTTTTTATAAATTGATACTTCATCTGTTTAAAAAAGTAAGTGAAAAAACTATAGAACCCGGTATTATAGAAGTGGCAGATGCACTTTGTGATCTTAGAGTAGTAGTAAATGGTAGTACTGATGTATTTAATTTAGGTGAATATTCTCAAGAACTAATGGAAGAAGTCACTCGTAGTAATATGAGTAAACTTATACCAGATATAGAAGGAGATGAAACTTTAAAAATAATTAAAGATTCTGTAGCTAAGTATGCAGAACAAGGTATTAAAGTTAGGTCTGAAAAATTAGGTAATGGTTATGTAGCTATTATCAATGATGAAACAAACAAAATTTTAAAACCTACAACTTACGTAGAACCAGATTTAAAATCAATAATTTTTAACACTAAATAACAATAAAAATGGAAATGGAAACAATTAAGTGGGCAGCAATAGCTATTTTAGCTTTAGGTTTTTTAGTAATGTTAGTAGTATGGAATAGTGCTAATGAAAGAGCAAAGCACTATAAAAATGAAGCTAAATTTTGTCATACAAAATTAAAAGATTGTAATGATGATATAACTAAAGCTAATGCACGGCTTACAAGAGCAAGCAAATCTTTAGCTGAAATTGAAGCTGTTAAAAAATTTGATGAAAGTTCTGGTAATTTAATTTCAATTAATTTATCGAAACGTATTAGATTTGAAATGCCTATGAGTACAGAACTAGCACACAATGTTAAAGCTAAAACTGTTAAATCTGATGGTAAAGTTATTGGTTATGATTTTACAGTTAGACGTAAAGTAAAAAATGAATGGATTGATCTTAATGTAAGACCTTATCTTGTAGATTAAATAAAACAACAAATATAAATAATAAAAAAGGGCTACTTAATTGTAGCCCTTTTTTTCCGCAATAAAAACAAATACTAGTTCTTATCGAATACTTGATTACCGTAATTAATAATCCTGTAACCCTGTGTAAGTATAGGGAACATTTGTGATGTTTCTCTAAGTGCTTTACTACTATCAGCATTTACACCGGTTTTAATTTTATCTTTACCTAGTAATAAATCATATAAACTATCTCCCCATTCACCTACATCTTTAATAAGACTTGCAGAAGGTAAAGGATCTTTAAGCATAGTTTTAAATTGAGCAGGACTTACATAGAAAGTTAAATCTGTTCTCAATCTTAAACCTTGATTAATTACATGATTTATTAAGAATTTATCATCATCATCCAATTCTCCTGCAAACATACTTAATATAGCATAAGCTAAATAAATATCAATATATATAACTGCTTCTGCAACTACTCTTCTCATATTAGCTGCATCTGTATTATCTACAGTTGTATCACCTACTTGATCAAAGTTAGTATCTTTAAATAATGCACCAAAAGTTTGAAACTTAGCTATACCTTTCATGATTTCTAAAGCTGCTGTAGGTATTCCTACATCACCAAAGAAAGCAGGTATAGATATATATCTACCTTTTACATTTACACCTAATGCACTGTCATATTTTTCAGATTCAAATCTAGCTGCATAACCTTCAAACATCCATGTTCTAAACTGACCTAGTGCTCTACCTATCCAGTTCTTTTTAAGTTCTAATGGAGAATTAGGATCATAGTTACCATGATTACGTTTATTAAGTTGATTTATCTTAATACGTAGTTCAGCAATTTGTTCTTGTGTAATATCTGCATCTGCTTTTACATTACCTTGTTCATCCATAGCTTCCCATAGATTACTATCCTTACCACCTATACGTACAGGGGTATGTAACATTAACGCTATCATTAAAGGTGCTTGATTCACGTATTCTGTACGCTGTGTAAGATTATAAGGCGATAACCATTTGTGCCTTTTAGATAATTCTACGGTAAATGCGCTTTCATACAATTCATGTGATGCATCTTTAAGAATATCCCAACGTTCCATAAGGTTACGAATTTTAAGTGATTCTCCGGGCGCTACACGATCAAATGCGAAGTTTTTACCGATACTTCCCATAGTTTTTTTGTACCCTTGTCTTAATTCAGCAGTACTATATAATTGGTTTCCTGCACCTTCTATCATGTTAGCAATAGTACCAAAACCTACGTTAGCAATAGAACTCATAACGTTCCATCCCATACCTTTTAACTGTATGTATTTAAGTAATTGATCACCTCTTTTACTCCATACTGCATAACCACCTAAACTATCTAATTGAGTATTTAATTTCTTTTTAAGATTATTATAAGTATCAGCAGTAATAATTTTAGAAGCAAAAGTTGTTTCTAATTTTAACAGTTCATTTTCTATGTTAGCTTTAGTTTCTTTTTCTTTAGAAGTTAGTACTTTCTTTTTAGTTACACCTTCTTCTTTATTACCTTTACCATAGAAACTTTCTACAAAATAATTAAATTGTTTTTTAGTTTTTACAAAACTTTCACTTAAAGGTAATGGATCAGCTAATTTTCCATTTTCTTGTTTAAATAATTCTCCTTGTTTATTACGTCTATATTCTCTAGCATTATCTAAAGTTGTTTGTGCTAGTTTAACATGATCTTCTATTTTAACTTTATGCTTATAAGCTAGTACACTTAATGCATATACTTTAAGTATTTTAGGAAGATCAAAAGATTTTCTACTAGCAATATCATTTTTAATTTGTTCTCCCCATATTTTAGTTTGTTCAGGAGTTGGTGAAATACCATTTTCATTAAGATATTCAATACTCATTAAATTAAGTCTATCTATATATTCTGTACCTGTATTAGCACTAAGATTAACAGATAAACTATTTTTTTCTTTACCTGTTACTGGATCAACAGTTTTATTAAATATATTACTCTCTGCATTAGTTCTTACTGCTTTTTTAAGTTCATCATACAAAGGAGCAAAACCTGCTTTCATACCTTTATCAGAATAAACAGATAAAAGATTTTTTTCTATAAAAGGTACACCTTCATATATAAGTTTTTTTCTATCTTCTGCTGACATAAAAGATTTAAGCATTTTATCAATATCATTATAATATTTATAAAAATCATATAAATCTTTATCAGCAGCTATTTCTTTAAAAGAGTTATCAAGATGATTATCATTAGCTATGAAAGTTATATGATCAGAAGAACCAAATCCTTTATGTTTAGTAAGACTTTGATCTGTACTACTACCATGTTGTTTGTAAAAATTATAAGGTGAATTAGCTTTTTCCCAAAATGTTAAAGCTTTACTAGTTTTTTCATTAGATAAAAATTCAGATGTACTAGTCATATTATAAGAAGCCATAAGATTAGTTACGAACTGTTCTTTTTGCTTGTTATAATTATCTATTTTAGCTTGTTGATCTTCTATAAATTCATTATAAAAGGTTTCTCCTAGTTCTTCTTTTAATTGTTTTTTATATTCATTAACTTTTACTTGTTCTTCTTTAGTAAATTTCCCTGTAGAGAATAAATATCCTAGTTTAATGTTCTTAGTATTATTCCTAGTCCATTGCATTAACTCACTATAGCTATCAAAATCTCTATCCTCTTCTAAATTATATATAAGATTATTTAAAGATTTATTAAAGCTATCTGAATATCTATGAACCATTTTACCAGTTAAATTACCTGATTTAGTTTTTTGTTTAAATAACTCATATAGATCATCTTTACTATAGCCTTTAGATTTAAGTATAGCTACTATTTTTTCTTCTTTTTCATCAAGATTTTCTAGTAGTGTTTTAGTATCATCTATAGATTTTACATTAGCTTTTTGAACAGCCATAAATACTGAATTTAATAATTCATTATCTACTCTACTAATATCCATAGCTATTTGTTGTGCATAGTTAATATCTTTAAAGTGATTAAATATGTTTTCTAATGTGGTAGCTTTACCATATTTAGCTATAAAATCCTCCATATACTCTTTCTCAATTTGAGCAAGTTTATCTGAATAGTACCTAGCTTTACCTTCTATAGTAGAATATAATTCAACAAGTTGTTCTGATTCTCTTTCATCTTCATCAAATAAAGTATCTGTAGCAGTTTCCCAGAAGTGTATTATATTTCTCATATAATGAGTATCTTCTATAGATATTCTATCATTTTCAAAGAACTCTTGTAGTTCTTCCATATCTTGTTTACCTTTTTCTGCTATTTTAACAAGACGTACTTTAGCACCTATTTTAACAGCATCATGATAACGCTCTGTAAGATTATCTAATACTGTAGTAAGTTCTACTACTTTATCTATATCTTGTTTAGATTTAGCTTTAGATATATTAGATTTAATAGTAGATAATCTATCTCTAAAAGATTTAAGTAATATTTCATTCTTAGAATTAGAAGTAGTAGGAGCAAGATCAAAATCATTACTATTACTTAATTCTTGTTGAGCTAATTTTAATCCTTCTAAAAATACTCGATCTATTAATGTATTTGTATTATGAGTAAAATTTTTATATTGCATTAATTTTTTAGAAGCTTCAGAATTAGGGTTTTGTATAAAACTTTCAACAACTAAATCTTTCATTAATTGTAAATTACCTCTTTTTCCTTTTTCAGTTAATTTTACAAAACCTTTTTTATTTCCTACATAATCATTTTTACCTCTGTTATAAACACTTTCATTAAATACACCATTTTTATTGGTTTGATAAGCGTGTTCTACACTACCATACTCTCTTTCTACACCATCTGTACTTTCATATATGAAAGTTCTTGGTGCTAAATTAGATAATATTCTTGTAGAAGTGTTTGATTCAGCTTGTCCCCAATATACATTTATAGTTCTTTCAGATGTTACATTAGTATTAGATTCTGGTTTTATATTACTTGTATAATATTTTCTATTGTTAACAGATTCTTCAAATAAACCTAATTGTTTACCTTCATTATAATCTTCTTTACTTAACCCGTCTTTAAATACTTTATTTATATATTCTAATTTAACAGAATTATTAATAGCAGTAGCTTTAATATTAGTAATTGTATTATTAATACTATCAGCTATAAGTTGAGGATTTTGTTTTACTTTCCTCATACCTGTAGGCAATATAAGATCGTATTGATTATTAATAAATTCAATAGTTCTATTTGTAGGATTAAGGTCTTTCATATCTTTCTGTACAGCAGCAGAAGGGTCAGGTTGATTTATAAGACTTATAATATCAACCATAGCATATTCTAATGCACTATCTTTTTTAATATTTAAACCTGCTTTATTAAGAAGTTCTCTAATAAAATTAAAGAAGTCCTGTAATATATTAGTTCCTTTATCTGATACTTTATTATTAAGAAGTTCTTGAAGTTCTTTAGATTTAAACAATCTACCTACAAACTCTACCTCATTTAATAACGGGTAAATAAGATTAGCTTCTTTAGACGTAAGAGATTCTCCATTAGCTAACTTAGTTCTTACAGCTTCAAATTGAGTATCTGCTGTATCTCCTAATTGTTTTTTAACTAGTTGTATTGCTTTATTTTTAAAACCAACTAATCTATTTACTTCACCAGTACTATTAGCTAATAATGCTGGTTTAGTCATAGCATGTATTAACTCTTCTAATATTGTTTTTTCAAAAAGTTTATTATTTGTTACTCTATCAGGATTTATAAGTATCATTTTAGATTTCATACTATAACCACCATCAGCTTTTAAATTAGTACTAAGTAAAAATTTAAAATCTGATATTTTATCTAAATTAGCTAATACTTCTTTAGCCATCAAAGTATTATAAGCATTACTATTATTATCTATAATAGTATTTAATACAGTTTGCATTTTGGGTACAAAAGCTTCTTTAGAATTTAGTTTATAAGTATCGGTTACAGATTGAGGAATTTTATTTCTTATCAATTCTGTATCTACTTCTTGTTCTACTTCTGTGTTAAACTTAGTAGGTTCAGTAGGTAATATATCAACAGGAACTTCTTTAGCATTATTACTAGAAACAACACTATTATTAGAACCATATTCTAACATATTATTATAACCTAATGTAGATATTCTATTCCATTTATTACTATCACCTCTTTCATATAATTTAAAACCTGCTACTGTTTCATTAGATTTTATAGCTATAAATTTTGCAAGTTTTAATTTTTTAGATTTAGATGCAAAAGTAAAAGATTCTTTATCAGGACTTAATACTAAACCATCTTCTATAAATTTAGGAAGATTACGTATTGCTACATCTTTATAATTATGTTGTACATACTGTCTTGTTAAATCGTTATAATCTACCTCTTCTTGATTATCAAGATTTATTGATTTAATTTCATCATAAAAACCTATACTTTGTAAATAGTTAATAGGTATAAACTTAACAAACTGAGTAGCTTGTTGTACACCACCCGTTATAAGAGAATATGTAACTAAATCTTGTGCTAGTTTTTGTGGAGTATATTGAATACCATTAAATGTACCTAAATCAGTAACATTATCAGTAAACATACTTGAAAAACCTGCATAAATACCTCTTTCATTTATATTTTCAGCAGCACTTGCTTGATAAGTAATAAGATTAGGTAATACTTCTTTATTACCATCTATTTCTAATCTGTTAAGAAAAGGATTACTATTGTAACCTTTGTTTATAATAGTTTTTAAAACATTACCTAATGAAGTATTATTTTTAGTATGCATTAAAAGTCTAGCTTTTGCTGTATCTAAAGATTCATTAGTATATGTAGAAGCTTTAGAAGCTATCATATAACTTTTAACAACTTTAAAAAGATCAGAATTTAATTGTGCGTTTTGAGCTATTCTATTATTAGTTTGATTCGTTATACCTTTAATATCGCTTAGTGCTATTTGAACAGATAAAGCTTTATATGGAAAAAATTCTTCCCATAATTTATTATTAGTACTTAATGCCCTTACACTAGTAAAACCATTAATAGTTGTAGGTTTAATAAATTGAATATTACTAGCTAACTTATTTCCTTTAAATTTAGCTGTTACTGCAATATAACCTTCTTCTTCAAGAACTTTTATACTATCTCTATTAAGTGGGGTTATAAGATTATTATCTGCATCTACTTCTGGTAAAGAGGTATAATTTCCTATTAATTTATCAGCATTTATTATAGAATTTTTACTTCCTAATTTAAGTACTTGACTCATTTTTTCAAAAGAATAAAATAAATTTTTACCAAGTCCTGCACTATCTGTATTTATAGCAGATTGTATAGATTGTATATCTTTACCTTTTTCTGTTATAATGTCAAAAAAGTCTAATATTGCTTTTTGAAAATTAGTATCTATTTTACCTTTAATATTAGATAAATAATAATCTTTATCAGAAGGTATATATTTTTCTATAATATAATCAGGATCAGTAACAGGATAAGTTTTAGCTATATATTCAGCTAAATCTGTAGTATTATAATCTGTAGCATTATCATCTGCAAGAGTTTTAAATTTTACATAATCTCTAATAATAGGCTGATTAAGGAAATAAGATATAGAATCTTCTTCAAAACCCATCATAGCTAAAGTACGTATTGCATCAAATGTGTATGAATTTACATTTAATTTATGCATACCTTGTTCTTTCTCATTATCTACTGCCATAGATTGATAAGCTGCAATTACTTCTGATTTACTTCTATTTTTATTAGTTACTGTATTAGTATCAGATATTTGATTAGAAGATTTACCCATAAGAGTAAAAAAGAAATCTTCAAATCCTTTCATTTTTTCATTATAGTTCTGTACTTTCAAATTTTTACCTTGTGCTAAAGCATTAAATGTACTATCATTACTAAATACACCAATACCTATAGCACCTGCTCTAGCATTGATATATTTAAATTTTTGATAAGATTCTGTAAGACCTCTACCTTCTAAACCTTCTCTAACCAAAGGATAGATTTCATTAGCAAGTTCACCTAACATACCAAAGTCAAGAGGTTTTATAATTTTATTTTGTACTTCTTCAGCAGGATTACTTAATATAGATAAATGTAAATCTAATAAATCATTTTCTAATCCTGTAAGTTCATCATCTCCTTTATATCTGGTAAGTTTACCTTCATTAAAAGAAGTATTAAAACTATTAGTAAATATTTTATCAACGTCAAAATCCGATCCCATTTGAATAGTCCAGTCAGCAGGTGCTAAAAACAAATCTCCGCTTGATTCCGGCAACCAACCAACCACTTTGACATAAGACATAGAGTTAAGTCCTTGCGTTGGAATACGAAAGCCAAATGAGCTTAAAAGTTCCTCATCAATTTTTGATAAGTCCATAAAGCCATCAGTAACAAACTTATCCATAGATAACTTATTACCTTTATCATCTTTAAATCTAAATGGTATCATTATTTCTGCTGGCATAAATACTCCATTTTCTACACGAGCATTTCTTAATACACCATCATTTCTATCTCTCCATTCTTTATTAAAACCTATGTTACTTGTATTTTTTATTTCTTCTGTAGCGTCTGTACCTTCTACAATAACAGGTTTCATACCTTCACTAGTACCTAATACATAAGAACGTCCTTTAGGTTTAAATTTTCTAACTCTGTTATCTACAATAGAATTAAGCATAGCTTCTATTTTTTCAGAAGAAGCGTTAAGCCAAAGAGGTACTATAAAATCTGTACCTTCTTTATTAAGATTAAAACCTTCAAGATCATATAAAGGGTAATTTCTACTTAGACCTTCTGTTTGTAATACTTTTTGTACTTTTTCTAAATCAATAGTTTCATTAGCTGCATTAAAACCTAGTTCTTTCATTAAGCTGTCATGCTTAATTTCAAAAATTTTATTATAAGTATTATCTACAGCTTCTTGTACTTGTGCACCTGTATAAGGCTTATTAGAACCTCTTAATTTAAATCCTGTAACATTACGAACAGCAGCAGTTAGTAGTTTACGTTGTTGACTACCATCATTAATATAATCAGTTTCTTTATAAGGAACTTGTTGCTGTATTTTAAATCCTTGACGTTTTAAAGTAAGAGTACTATCAGTAAGATCAATATCATCATTAAGGTTACCTTCCCCGTTATATATAGATGGTGCTGCAGTAGTTCCGCCAGTTTTAATCGCACTATCAAAAGCAACTCTATCTACACCATCACGTATCATTGCTTTACGTAATTTATCTATTTCTAAACCTTTAGTAAGCTGTTTTATTAAAGGAAAACTAGAAGATTTAATATAAACTCTATGTTCTGTATTACCTCTAAATACATTATTAACATATACAGGTTTTGTAGGTTGTAGAATAAGATCATAATCTTTGTTAGTTAAAGATTGTGAATCTTCTCTATCAAGTAAATCTTGCATTGTATCATAATCTATTTTACCTTCTTTAAATTTTATTAACAAATCTTCTTCTAAAGTAGTAAATTCTTGTGCATCTGTAGTATTCACTTCGGTATAACCTTTGGCAGCTTTTTCACCTAACAAAGATTTATAGTATTCATAATTACTAGACATTCTTTCACTATCAAGTATATGAGCTACATTAAATACTTCATTATCTTCTATAGGTAAATCTGTACCTGGAGCAATATCTGCTGCAAGTCGTTTACCCATGTTATTAAATAAAGCTTCGTGCTCTACTATAAAATCACTAGTTTCATAATAACCTAATACATCATTTCTAGTAACATTTTTAGTAGTTTCTAATACACCTTGATCTACTAATCTTTTAGCTACGTTTTTAAATTGAGAAGATTTAAAATAGTTAGCAGGATCAGTAATCATAGTTTGCATGATATTCATATTACCTAATAAATAATTAGCTACATAATTATGAGCAGCGTTATTTACATTAGATATACTTTTATTTACGTTACCTAATATAGAAAGATCATTTTCTACAATAGTAAATTCTTGACCGTTCATATCCCATTCTGGATAAGAATTAGTATTTACAAAGCCATAATCAGTCCAAGTTTTTATTTTATCTTGAACTTCATCATCAACATATTTAGCTAAATATTCTTTAATTCTATTTTTAATTTTTTCATCTGTTTTAACAACAGGGTTTATCTTCCTTACACCATCTTCTACAATAAATACACCTTCTATTGTATTTACTTCTGGAAAAAGATTAATGGTATTAGCACCATCTACAAAGCCTTTAGTTGTAGAATTTTCAGTATTCTCTTCAAAAGCTATAATTCTGTTTATTTCTGGTTCTATAAGTTGACGGTATAACCAATCAACACCTTTAGGAGAAAGTTTACCAGTTCTAGGACTTACACTACTAGCAAAATTAATACCTAATGTATTAACAGTCATTTGTACTCCTTTATCAGAAGTAGTAGGATAAAACATTTCTATTAAATAATCTTCTTTAGTAGTTTTATTTCTTTTATTTCTATTAAAAAATAAAGCTACTTTAGCTTCTTCATGTTCAGCAGGAGACATTTGTGATAATTTCTTACCTGTTTTACCTGCTTCTTTAGTACCATCAAATGTACCATAACCAAAATATTTATTAAATTTATCTTGATCAATAGACATCCAATAAGAATTACTACTAAATGGTTGCTTAGCTAGATTTTCTCTTAGTATAGGATTAGATTTTAATTCTTTTATCCTATCTATCATAAACTTATTAAGACTATAAGAATAGTAAGTACGACCTCTAACATCTTTAAAAGAGTTACTGAAATACTTAGGACTTCTTTTAGCTATTTCTCTAGCAAAACCATTTAAAGAACTATTATTACTAAATGGATTAGTTTCCTGTATATCTTTATTTACTAAAGATTCAAGAGTGTCCATGTAGATTTTTATTGCTCCATCAGAATTAGTAAATAAGTGTAATAACGATTGAGAACCTTTACCATAGTCAATAGGACTTCTTTGTATAGAGTTAATAATATCTTGATCTAAATCTATACCTATAAAAGTAAGTACATCAGACAATATTGCAGTACCCTCTTTTGTAGTATCGGGAGATTTGATTAATTCAATTCCTTGAATACTTTTTGCTTTTACACTATCAAAAGCATCTTTATCTATAACATAATTAAAATCACTTACTTTAATCAGTTCTCCATTAATAAGATTTTGTAACCATGCATTTTGAACTACTTTAGATACACTATTAGTATCACTATCATTTATAAAATAATTAGTTTCATATTTTTCAGTTTTTGTATTAAACTTACCTCTCTTATAAACAAGTTTATGATTAGTAAAATGTTTATTCATTACACCTACAAAGCTATTTTGAGTTTTTTCATCCATAGCTTTTATTTTTTCTATAACATTAAATAAATAAGGTTTAGTATCAACCCATTTACCTAATTCTTCAACCATAGAATCAATAGAAGGTTTTGTAATTACTTTATCAGTATCAAAATTATTAAAAGCGAGAATACCACTTACTTCATTGAATATTTCATCAAATAGTATATAATTATCTAATCCAAATACAGTTTTGTTAATAATAGGTACACGTACACCATTAACTATATTAAAACCTTTAACATCTTTTACATGAGATATTGCATTTTTAACTTCAATACTGGCTTTAACTTTACCATCTTCTGTAAATACAGATTCCCTATTCCATCTATTACTTTCTGATTCATCTGTATCTACATTTTCACTTTCATCTATATTATCATCTTGATTAATAATTTCTTTTGCTTGAACAAGTTTTTTACCATCTAATTTTAATCCATTATATTGTAATAAACTAGTATATACTAAGTCTTCTAATTTAGAATATTGTTTATTTACACTATCAATAGCATCAATAAGATTTTCTAGTTTGGCTTTTTTATCTAAATCAGTAGTAGTTTTAGATACTGTATCATAAGCTTCTCTAGCAACTTTAAGTTGATCTTTAAGTTCTTTAAAAGGAGTAGTATCTTGTTCTTCTATAACTCTAGCAGAAAGGTATTCTATTAAAGCTGTTTGTACCTTAATCGATACACCCGGTATAAGAAGAGAGTTTGGTGTAGTATTAACAAAGTTTTCTACTTGTTCTTCAGTCATTACACTAGGAGCAAGATTAAGATCGCCAAATAAATCTGGATTAGCTAATTCTGTATCTGTAAGATTTTTTTCTTGTACATCAGTATCTTCTTGTACACCTAATGCAGCTTCTTGTGTAGCTTCACTTATATTATTCTCACTAAAATCTGAATTAAATTCAACATTAGATTGAATAGTATAAATTTCTCTACCGTTATCTAATGTATGAGAATAAAGATCAGTAGTAAGATTATCTTTAAGATAATCATTATAATTTTGTGTATTCGTAGTTACTGTATCTTTAGATATAATAGGTAATTGAAAATCTTTACCTAATGATTTCTTATCTATTTGAAGATGCATACCACTTTCTAAAGTTTTTTTAAAGTTAGAAAGCTGTGCATCTATAGTTCTATTTCTTTTTTTATCATCTTTTATATTTGCTAATACTTTTCTATTAATAAATTTAGCGCCACCTGCTATACCTGCACCTCTGCCAAAATCAATAGTTTCTCCTTGTATTCTAACTAAAGATACACCTTCATTTTGATTACTAAGATAATCTGCAAAATCACTTGAAGATTTAGGTAATTTACTAGGAAGAAAAATAAACTTACTTAAATATTCATATAAACCTTGTTCTGTAGTTATATCAATACTAGTATCATCATAAAGTTTAGCAGTACGTGTTTCATTAACGTCATTACCCAAATATAAACGCATAGCTTCTACCATACTATTTACATATTCTGGTTTACTAGCTATTGTAGGACGATTTAAAGCTACGGCTAAATTTCTACCTTTATTAACAGGTAATACAGCATATACTACACCATCATAAAGTTCTCTGTTAATTACCGCTTCTGCTTTAGTATCTGAAGAATATACAACATTATCTTTACCTATAGCTATAGTAGCATTAGGTATTCTAGTGGTTAAAGATTCTTTAATACCATCTTTATTTCTAAGTAAGATACCATCATTTCTAGAATCTACAACAGTTGTTAAGCCTTTTTCTCCTGCTGCTAATACCTTTCTTCTTATTTCATACAATTTATTTTTTTGATTACGAACATCATCAGCTTCTACTATGTTATTTTCATTAATCCATTCTACTGTATGTAAATAAGTATTCTCTAATTGAACTCCATCATGAAATACTCCTATAGGAGCATATTGATTGGCTAAATCTTCTCCTTCATTGATAAAGTCTCCGTTTTTTTCTAATCTACCATCAGCATAAGCAATAGTACCATCATCATAAACTACTTCATCTAATACTCTAAATGTAAGTTCAGAACCTATATTAATAACATTATAATCAAGTAATTTTTGATCTGTACTACCATCAACATAATTAGATAAATCTTGTTTAGTATTTATAAAATTAAGTACATTAAATGTACCTGTTTTTCCTACAGTTACTTCATTAGAATATTGTTTATCTAAGTGAGCAAGTTTATTATAACCTTCTATAGTTTTAATACCAGCAGAAGATAAATTATCTCCTTTAAATACTTTATAACCTTGACCTTCTAAAAATCTTACATTAACTTGTCTATTAAGTTCATTAATAGATTCATTGTCATAATTATAATAACCTTCTGGAAGTGCTGCATCATAATTGATTTTATTATCTTTTACAACATCAGCTTTTTCTTTAGCTGTATAGAATATATCTTCATAAGATTGTTCATTCCATACAGGATTTTGTTTAGTAAGATTATATATAGCTTGTATATCTTTATATAAAGGTAAAAATCTTTCTTTACCTAAACTGTTTTGCATATACTTAGCAACTTCATTAAAATTAGAAGTATTTACACCTCTTTCTTTTAATGATCCCATTAGATTAATTAGTTTGGTTATTTTTTCTAAAGTTTTATCTTCACTAGGAGCAAGATCAATATCATCTGGTAATACACTAGGTGCATTATTTTCTACAAAACTAGCAAAATCATCTAATTGAGCATCTACAGTATTTTGTTTAGCGTCTTTAACAGGAGCACCTAAAAAAGCTAAAGCTTCTTTCATTTCCTGTATAGTAGATGTATTCTTAGGATTGGTAGCGGCTATCTGTTCATTTAGTTTATTAACTTTCCATTCTAAAGGAGCAGCTTCATTATTTACCATAGCAGCTAACTTAGTAGAGAATATAGTATCTGTAGCAGGTTCATACTGTTCAGATTGATCTACTTCTTCTGGCTTATTCTCTACTGGTGCTTCAGTAGTATTAGTAGTTGCCTTAGGTTCTTGTGTAACTGTAGGTTCTGCTTCTTTTTTAAAATCTTCTGTTTTATTTTTAGCTGTAGTTGTAGCTTCTTTTTTAGCTGTTTTAGCTTTCTTAATACTATTAGAAGCTTTATCTTTTTGTTTTTTAGATTTTAAATCTTCTTTAAAAGCTTTTTGATAATCATTAGATATTAAATTACTATATTCCTTAGCAAAATAAGTTCTTTCTCTACTATTTCTTTTTAAAGATAAATCTAAACTTTGTAATTTATTATAACTATCTAAATCTTTAACAATAGCTTTATTCTCATTTGATAGTTTATTTATATCAAAATTTCCTTCTTCATTAGTATAATTAGCTAAATCTTTAATACCTATATCAGATAAATCTTGATCAAGTTCAGATTGTACTTTAGATTTATAAGAAGTCAGCTCTTTCTCTTCTTCTCTAGCACTAATATTTCTTGCTCTATTAGAATATATATCACTACTATTAACGTAATTTTCAGCTTTATTATACTCTGCTTCTAAAGACTTTAATTTAACTATAGCTGCTTGCGAAGTCTCTTTATATGTATCGGGAAGATTTTTCTGTTTAGCTTCTTCTGCTGTCATAGTAGCTATAGACTTATAAAAACCTTCTAGTTGCTCTGTAGTACCTGTACTAAATGCATGATAAGCTTTAGAATTAAATGTATTCTTAGCTATCTCTTGTGCCTGTAATCTTAATTTATTAGCTGTTTCTACATCTTTATTCTTATCAGCTTCTTGTATCTGTGTATCAATCTTACCTAATTGATTATGCATTTCAGTAAGCTGCTTAGCACTCATAAACAGGTCACTGGTTGAATCCATTTTTTGTTCTTGACTAAGGTTATCCCAACGTTGTTTTGCTTCTTCCTGTGAAAGCGCTCGCTCTCTAGCAAGATCATTTGTACTGTATCGCGATCCGTCAGGACGTTTACTGGATTTTATTTCGCGTCCTGCGTTAGTTAGACCAGTTTGAAGTCCACCTCCTGCAAATCCTAGTACTCCTGCTTCCCAACCTTCGGCTGTACCTAAAGATGCAATAGATTCATCTAATAAAGTACCAAAGTCAGAATCATCCTGTAATGCTGCATTTTCTGCACCTAGATTTACAATTTCTTCTCCAAATTCTTGAAAACTTTCCCCTAAAGTATGTTTTAAACTATTTTTTAAAGTGGGATTATTGTATATAGTTCTAGCTAAAGAAGGTGTACGTAAAAATGCAAAACTACTTGTAGCATTTAAAAGCATATTTGCTTTATTGAAATTCAATGCTTTAGTTGCTTTTTTAGAAGCTATCAATCTAGCTTTATCTTCTATACCTTCTGTTTCCCCTGCTTCTTGTAATTTAGCTATCTCTTCTTGATAACTAGTATCATATACAGAAACAGCAATACCTACACCTTCTCCATGATTAAGCATATAGTTATTAAGTAAACCTGCACCACCTTGTACTATTCTTTTAACTTTATCTGCATTAGCACCACCTTCTGCTAAGAAACCTAAAAACTCTAATCCTTTAGCACCACCTGATAAAGTTCTTAATGCAGCACCACCAGTAAGATAACCAAGACCTACAAAAGCAGCAGCGCTTTCTACAAGTGCACTACCATTCTCCATCCACCAAGCAAAGTCACCTGTATCAAAAGCTTTACCTTCATTTTCCCTGTATATAGGCAGAGTATCATTAACTTGTTGCTTCTTTTCTTGTGCCCAAGTATTAAGCCAGTTACCAACTTCATCATCTGAATTAGCGTAATCTTCTAAATCTAAAACATTACCTACCATACCAGTAAATTCTAGTATAGCATTAGGTATAACTTTAGCAGCTACATGACCAGCTTGTTCCCAATTAGATTGATTTAACGCTCTTGATAAATCATAGTTAGAAGAAAAAGCAAAAGGTGAAACTCCTTTATCTTCCTTTTGAGTATATTCAGTATATTCATCTGTATTGATAAATTTAGTTTCTCCTGTATCTTTTACTCCACCTGCTTTAGAATTATCAATCATATCTAAGATAGGATCAGTAGGTGTATCTTTTATCTTATAGTCATCTAAAATTGAAGAGCCTGTAGATTTAGGCTCTTCATTATTAGTTGTATTAATTTTTTGATCTTGTACTAATTTATTTATATTAGGTCTTGACATTATAAATATTTTTTTATTTATTATAAAAATTCTAAGTGTACATGATCTCCATTATGTACTGCTGCACTTTTTATTCCCATTAATCTTTTCTCTCTATCTGAAAGATTAGTTAAAGCCATAGCATCATCATTTAATCTAAAATCTAAAGCTTTACCCTTTTTATGTTTGCTATCTTTAGCACCATACCCTGCATTTTCTTCTCTATAAGCATCAGTTACAAATAAAGAAGGAAATTCTGTTTTTATATTTTGAGCGAAAGATAACACTTCTTTATTTAATTCTGGGTCAACTCCGTCTTTTATATCAGAATTAAATACAGAAGTTATGTTAACAGTATCTTGTCTCTTAGTACTATCATTGCTATATAAAAGATTACCCATTTTAACTTTAAGGTCATAAGGTGTTTCTGCACCTACAGGTGTATATTCATAATGACCGTCAGCATCAGGGCCTAACTGTTCTTTAGTTACTGTAACAGATTTACCATTAGAATCAGTAGCATAATACATTCCTTTTGGGTCTTTTAAATAATAACTCATTCCATTAGAATTACTATTAACTTCTCCTTTAGTAGATACTTCTACTGTCATAGGTAAAGAACCGTCTTGAAAAGGTACTTTTACTTCTGCACCACTTTCTGCATTGTATAATTGACTAGTAGGAAATGTTTTACCGTATTTAGTACCGTCAAACATATTAGTAGTTAATCTATCAAGTAATATATTTTCACTATTACTTATAGAACCTAAATTACGTTTTTTAACTAAATCATTTTTATATTTTTCTGTAGTTTCTTTCGATTTTTCATTATAAGAAGGTTCATCTATAAAAGATATTATTTTAGCATTTATTTTAGTACCGTCATTATCAATATCTACATCAATAGAAATAGCAGGTTTATAGTTACCTTCACTATCTTGAACTAAATCAATTATTGAATCAGTTGTAGAATTTGCCCAGTCTATTACAACATCACCATCTGCAATATCGTCTTGGTCAAAATCATATTGTTGACCTAAATAAGTTTCAACATCTAAACCAGTACCACTTTCAGTAGCTTGTCTATAATATTGTTTATTATTTTTTACTATATTAGAAGCAGCATCTTCTATAATAGAAGCAGGATTATTTCTTCTATCTTCTGCACTCATTTCTGGTAATGCATAAGAACCATAAGATTGAGTATGACTTAAAGGATCTTTTTTTAATGTATCACTAGCTTTTTTAGCTATAGTATCTATTTTATCTTTTAATCCTATAGCTTCATTTTTTAATTTACCTGCAAAACCTTCCCTTTTATTTTTAACATATAAATCTTCTGTAATTTTTCTATTATTATATTTATTATTTTCTGCATAAGATTTATAATCTTCTCTAGCTTGATCTTCATCAAAAGTTCCTTCTATATATTGAGAAACATCTTCTGTAATATCTTCTCCTGATAAAGATTTAAATATAAGTTTTTGTAAAGGTGCGTAAGTTATTTTTGTATGTTCTAAAGGATTATTACTTACACCATTTACAGAAGTAGTTGGAAAATCTTTATTTATAATTTTAGCAATTTCCTCTTTTATACCTGGTATTACATTTAAATTTTTACTTTGTTTATTAATAGTAGCATCTATTATTCTAGTTTGCTCTTTAATATCATTTTCTATTTTTCTAATATCATAAGGATTAGATTTTTTAGCTTTGGCATTATTTAAATCCTTATTAAGTTGTTTTAATTGAGTATTAGCGTTAGAATATAGTTTAGAAGTAACAGCAAGATCATCTGCTGTAGTAGTAGATTTAACAGATATAGTACTTATAGTACCAAATTCTGCTCTAATGTTAGCTTCTTTTTGTTTAGCTTTAGAAGCTTTAATGCTATCTGCAAGTAACCAATCTTTATTAAATGTATCAGTATATTCAGTATAAGCTTCTTTACTTATAGTAGGTGCAATAGCTTCTTGAAGCTTTTGTTCTCCTTTAATAGCACGATATATTTGTTCAGGTGCAATACCTTTAGCTTCTAAAGTTGCTTCAATATCAGCACCTTCTGGAATACCCAGCATTTCTGCACCTTTCTCTATAAATGTATCGGGTAAATAAGACTTTAAATCAGAATAATTCATTTGGTCGTATTCCCCTGTACTTTGATTGTATGTCTTGTCTCTAATATCAAAGTAAAGATCATCTTCTAATTCAGCTTTAAATTGAGTATCGGCTCTAAGATACTGTTCTGCTGCTCTAGCTACTTTAGCTTGACTTACACCTTTACCAGTTTTAGTATTAATATAACCATCACCTGTTTTACTTCTTTGATAAGTTTGTCCATCTTCTCCTGTTATAGTATCAGCATGAATACCACTCATGAATTTAGAAACTTTATCAGTTTGACTTTCTTGATCTACAATTTGTCTAACTCCAAAATTACCACTCCATCTATCAAGTATAGGATCATATTTTTGACCTTTGTAATTTCTATTACCATCAATCATTAAATCTTGTGCTCTTTTAGTAGAAATTTTACCATCAGATACTCTAGTATTAGTAGCTTCATTAATAGCCGTTTTTTCAGCAGCAGCACCCTGAATACCTTTAAGTCTAGCCGCTACTTTAGAAGCAAGACCTTTACTATCTCCTACTTTATTTTCAAAGTCTCCATCTTCTGACATACTATCTAATCCTGTCTCTAGGAAAGTTTGAGTTTCAAATAAACCATCTCTATCTTGTTCTAAGAAAGGTGTATTAGTAACTAAATCTTTACTTTTTTGATTGTTATCTACAACCCAATCATAAGCTTTTTGTTTAGCTGCATAATTAGTAGCCATAGCTTCGACTGGATTAATCTTAGCTAATGGCTGAACAGTTCCGTATGATAAATTTCCAAATATACCTGACATTATTCTCCTCGTTTTTGTTGAAGTAATTTCAATAATTCTAATGCACTTGCATCAGAACGATTCCCCACTCCACTTGTTTTATATATATCTTGTACATAACTTAAAGCTTTATCGTTATACTCTTCTTCTGCTTTATTGTTTTGACCTGTGATAATATTATTTTGAACATCTGCAATATTAGCAGAAGCTTCTTCTCTCATACTACCTGCTCTGGCTATTGTATCATTATTATACTGATCTCTTATTCTATTGTTAACACCTTCCGTTTGCATTTGGAATTGTGTATTTTGATTTTTAAGATCGTTTTCTACATTTTCTTTATTAGCTAAAATTTTAGCTTTTTCTCCTGCACCTTTTAATCTAGTTGAAGTAATATTGTTTCTAGCTGTATTACTATTAGAAGTATTATTTTCAATATTATTTACAGAACTATCTACAGCATTATTTACTTCTGTCAGTTGTGGGTTAACATTATAATCTGTATTAAGTTTTCTAGGTTTAAGAAAATTAGGTTTAGCTACCTTCGGGGTGAAAGCCGTTAGAATACCATTAGCAACATTATCTATATAAGGGGAAGCAGCTTCTAATCCTGCCATAAAACCACCTCCTGCAAGTTTATTTGTGCTACTTTTCATTTTGCTTGTTTCTTGCTCCAAAAATAAGGTATTTTCTTTATTATCTAAGTTGTTTATACTTCTTTCTGCTGTATTTTTTACAATAGAATCTCCTGTTTTTAAACGATTTTCTGCTTTACCTTTTTGTTTGGCTAAAATAGCAGCTTCTTTAGCAAAAGTTTTACCACTTTCACTTTTAAGACGATCACTATAAACCATAGTACCATCTTTAACAGTTTCATCATCTTCTATTTCAGCAAAAGCTTTATTATCTTTAATAAGTTTAATACCACTAGTATTATCTATTTTGGAGCTATCATGAGTATTACCATCAGCTTCTTCCATATCAGAAGAAAGCCTATCTAATTTACCTCCCATAGTATCATAACTAGGTGATTTTAATTTACCACCTGCTGCCATTCTATTACCTGTATCTCCATTAAAAGCTATAGATACTTTTCTTTTTGGATTTAGCTTATTAAGTTCAGGTAACAGTTGTTGCACACTTTCATAACTATGAGGATTTTTACCTGTAGATTTAAGTTCAATACCATCTTCATTATTTTGATTAATATCAAAATAACCTACATCTTTATATTTACCTAAATTAACAGGATATTCCTGCATTGTATCAGTCTCGGCTCTTCTAAATAATCGATTAGCACCTTCTGCGGTAAAAGCTATACCAGAAGAATCTCCTATTTCTTTAACTTCTTCATCAGTTAAAGGTTTCTCGTCTCCTTCTGTTTTCTTTTTCTTTTTATCTGTATTTAAAGTACCACCTTTAGCTTGATAATAGTTTACATTATCTACACCATCTTCTTGAAATTCATCAAGTTCAAATTGATCCTGTGTAAGTTGTTGACTTAATGAAGAGTTTTCAGCTTGCATTGCAGCTTTCTTTTTATCTTTATTAGCTTTTATAGTATTAGCTACACTCATAACTGTACTACCTATAGCCATTGCTGCTCCAATAAAATGTTTAGGTGGATTACCTATTATTACTTTCTTTTTCATAGTTATCTATTATTAATTACACTATTGGTAGTTACATCATGTATATAAACTTCGTTATTATCTATATTATCTACAATTAAACGAACTACTATAAATTTACTTATAAAATCTGATCTTTCAAACCATAATTTCAATTCATTTAAATTATTTTGGTTTACACTTCCATCCTTATTCAATATCGGGTCAGAAGGATTAATTACTAAGTCTTGAAAATTATTAAAATTCCATTCTCCGTGAACATTTCTAGTTAAAGTTTCATATTCATCTCTAAGATTTATTATACCACTACATTGATTATTATTATAAACCATTATTCCAGTAATACCATTAAACTGCTCATTACCTCCTATTTTATTTATAGTATCTATAATCCATGTAACACTATGTAAAGCTTTAGTTACTTTTAGGTTTTGATTAAATATTAAATCTACATAACTAGGGAACTTTTTACCATAATATAAACCTTTAGTAGATTTATCATTATGTTTATATATCATAGCTTCTTTCTTTTCCAAATTATTCACAAAGCTGTATAAATCACTAGGTGTATAAAATAAAGAATTAGGAAAATAATCATGAGGACATATCCATGCGTTTCTCCTATAATCGTAACTTAATGTATAAGATACATTAGTAAAATACTGTTCATTATTAAAATCTATAATCTTATTTTTATTATAATAAAACTCCCCATCAAAAGTATAAACTCCTTTTCCTACTAAATCTTTAAATTTAAAGTTATACATTTTTTTAGTAAAAATCAATCTATCATACTCTCTATCAAATCCTACTAGATAACCTATACTACAATAAGGATTATCAATTCTTCTTCTTTCTCCATTTTCTGTTCTATAATAGTCAAGTCCTATATCCCAGTTATTGAAAAACCAATTCTTATTATCTTGCTCACTTATTTCTTTATAAGAATCCACAATAATAAATATTTGACCGGTAGGTGCATTAATACAAATATACATACCTTTTATAATAGTGCAAGAGTGCTTCGAAATACTCCCCACATGACCTTTATCGTCGTCTAAAATTTCACTCGGCTTACGATCAAATATATCTGTTTCGCCTAAATACGCGTCACTATTAAGCGTTCTAAGTGTGTCCTTAATAGCTGCTATAAATAAAGTAAATCTACATTGAATAAATAACTTTCTTGATATACCTCTTACAGCTATAATTTCCCCCTTATCATTAGGTAACTCATAATATGAATTAGTAAGAAAGGTTCTTAATGAACCACTAGATATACTTTCATTGGGAATTTTAATACCTTTGTTTACTCTAAAAGGAAAATCATTTATATAGTTAGCATTATAATCAAATGAAAGTACAGTATTAATATCATTAATAAGATTAAGATCATTTTCATCTATAGTATTAAGATCATAATCTCTGCTATTAAGATAATCTCCCGGTATTCTATAGGCTCTGTCATTATCTCCTATAGTATATTCTGCTTCTTGATCTGATAATCTATTAGTAAGTTTAGAACTATTTAAAGGACTGAATAAACCTTTAGCTTTTATTACAGTAGCATATTGAAATATAACATCTCTATTACTATCAAAAGTATGTTGTTTAGCTGTATGTACATTTACATCAATTACATTATTATTAAATACATCACCACCTTTAATAAGTTCTACTGGATTAGCTGTATTTATTTTACCCATTACTACTAATGAATTACTTTTAAATCCTGAATATAAATTAGATTTAAAAGCAAAAGCAGTCATGTTCATAGCATAATATCTACCATAAGCAGCATCGGTACTACTAGAACCAGTTAAAGTCATTTTATTAAAATCTTCTGTATCAAGTAAAAGATCAATACCATTTTCAAAGTATTGAGTATCTGCTGCTAAATTATTAGATAATACATACTTTAAATTATTTTTAACCTTAGCAAATTTATTTAAATTAGTAGGTAGTTTTATACCTCTATTTTCATCAACTGTAAATAAGTAATTATTTTTAATATAAGTAATATCTAAATTAGGTTTAAACTTAAATAGTTCATTAGATATTACTCTCATATTATCAAAATCTATTTCATTAGGTACTACATAATTATTATTACTACCAGGAAGTCTTTTAACAGTATAATATTCATCTGATAACTCATTAACATTAAAGTCATAAAATTTCCAAGTAATAGGTACATTAGCTTGTGTCCAATCTAATTCTCCTAATCTAGTACCTATCCAATTACCTGCTACATAATTATTACCACCATTTCTTTTTACAAATAATATTCTATAACCTTGTAATTTATCTTTTACTTCTTTAGGTATTACACTATTTAAATTAGCAACTTGTATTCCTATTTTTGAGAATTTTTTATTTTCTAAATTATTACTATTAAGATATGTATCTTCATTACCAAATAATACATTCTTATCTATTGCAGGAACTCTATGATACCTTACAGGTGTACCCCTTAAATCTTGTGGAGTAGTAATTATAGGTTTACCTTTATAATCTATTAATGAATTATAATCATCTGTATCTGGATATTTTTCTTCATTATACCATATACCAAATTTATTCATATAAGCATTAGGGCTTATATCACTATATATAGTTTCTCCTGTATTAAACACATGAAATCTTTTTATATCTACGTTAAGATCATCAGTCCATCTTAAATTATAGTTTTGTTTTTCCTCATTAGATAATGGTTGTAGTTCTTTTGAATCAGCTATATCTCCCGGTATATGGAAAGCTGTTTCTGTATAAGAGCCATCAAGCCATTGTGGTTGTATATAAATACTATATACTTCATCAGGTAATAAACTAGGTGTTTGTTCATTATCATCTGTATATTGAACAGGTCTAAGTTTTAATAAGTTTGCATACTTTTGAAATTGTAATACATCCTTAGTCTTAGTTCTACCTACTATAATTTGATCATCAGCCTTAGTAATAGATTGTATTTTTTCAAATGTTTGTTTTTCTAATATAATAGCATCAGGAGCAGTAATAGTAAAATTAGATAAACTTGTAATATCTATTTGTTTTTCTGTTCCTTTATAATTAATTACATAACTTTCATAACCTTTTAAAGCTTCTCCATCTTTAGTTACTAGACCTATTTTTAACTTATCAAAATTAATATCTAAGTTTTTAAAAGTTAATCTTAATCCTTTTTTATCAACAGGATCAACAGAACTAGCTAAATAAGCTACAGCAGAAGTAGAAAAATAAGGACTTGTACTACCATCTACAAAAACATAACAATAAGTGACATAAGCAGCTAATCCTGCTATAGCACCTGAATCTAAGTAACTTAAATCTACATTAGCTTCTTTTACATTAGGAAATAACTTTAATTTATTAAACTCTCTAGCATTAACTAAACTTTTATTACTATCTAATTCAATACCTATATTGTTAATATTTACAATTTTAGGATTATTAGATTTATCAAATACCCCATCACAAAATGCAACAGTTAATTCTTTTTTAAAGTTGTATATAAATATACCCTCTATAGGACAAGAGATATTAAAATTGAATAAATTACTTTTAACTACAGTAGTATATTCAGCGATATTATTATTTCTATTTACTACACCTATTTCATCTATACTATCTTTATTCTTAATACAATAAACTATATCCGTATTGGTTACTATTCTACCTATAATTATACCGGGAACTAGATAATCGAATTTTAAACCATCTTCATTAGCAATACTTCTAATACCCTTAGTAAGTACTATATTTTTAGCATTTTGCCAAGTACCTTGTGGGTTTTTGGTAAGTAGGGTATCTGTAACAAGACCTTTAAATTCTTCCATATTAGTTTATATAAACAAGTAAAGTATAAGGGCTAGCTTATACTTTACTTTATTAATTAAAATACAAGTTATTATTTAGAAATATTTGCTTCTGTTTCTGTAGGTTTAGGAGAAGTTTTAGCTACTTTTTTATCTGCTGATTTACTAGCAAATAGACCTAAACTTGCTATCATCCCATATAGAGAAATAACTATTCCAAGATTATTACCATCTTTAGAAGCTTCGGCTGCACCATTAATACCTTCTTTAATAACTTCACTTGTTTCTAAAGGAATTACTCCAAAAGCTACTAAAGCTGTTAATAGTACCATTGCTAAAGCTGGTACACTTGTTTCCCAGTTAGCTGCCATTTCTTTTAGTTTTTCTCCAAAAGTCAATTTTTGTTCTTCTTGTTTTTGCATGATTATTTATTTATTATTAATATTAATTTTTATACTGCTGGTGCAGTTTGTGGAGGAACATAACTACCTACTCTACCTAAATTCATATAGTTATTTATATTAGTTATTTCTGCTTCTGTAAGGTTTCCTTTAAATATAAGTAATTTTTCTATTAATCCTTTATATCTAAAGTTAGAAGTAGCACTTCCATTACCTTGTGCAAATAACCTAGTTTCTACATCTGATTCATAATATGTAGGAGAAGCTACAGAATCTATAATCACATTATCCCTTCTATATTCTAAAAGAGAACTACTAGCTTTTAAATGAAAATTAGTAGGTGGTGCATCAGTTGTTTTATAATCTTTAATTGCAGCTATCTCATTTACATCTTTGCCACCAACTTGAAAATATATACCATTATTTTTAACAACCATTAAATGGTTTCTTTGCGCATAGTCTGTACCTCCTTTTCCAATTATAGTACCATTATTATCTGTATCATAAGATGCAATTCTTACAAATATACTAAATCCAGTAGTAGGATTTAAATTAAATGTAGGATCTGTACCTAATGTAAAAAACCCTGTACCATTTAAGTTTAGTACTCTACGATTATAATTATTTAAAGATAATTTAGCACTTGATATTGTAGAACTTGCTTGAATTGCTTTACCTCTAGCATCTTTTAACATGTCTATAGGCGTTTCTACCGTTTCTACTAATGTATTATTATTATAAAAAGATCTATAGTCTATTAGATATATTAAATTAGCATTATCTTCTATTGTCTGTACATAAGAAGGTAACGGTGGAAGTGCTCCACCACTACTTCTTCTTAATCTTGTTACAAAATCTGGCATAATTATCGTTTTAGTAAATAAACATATATTTTTCCATTCTCATTTTCAAGAGCCATATCCATTAATGTATTAGGTACAAATATATCAGGATTAACTATTGTTACTGTAACTGTATTACCTTTATTATCAACACCACCAGTTATATTAGGTATTTCTGTAGTATTAAATCTTACTTGTGCTTTACCGCTATTTCTAATACCTATAGCTTGATAGTTTATAGCAGTATTTACACCTGTATATATAGTACCACCTGGACTACTCATTCTAATATTAGTACTAGTAGTAAGATAATAAGGTTTTCTAGTATCTATAAATATATCTCCTGTTCTTAATTTAGGTATAAGTACATCACTAGCAAAATCACAATTCTCAAAAGTAATTGTACTAGGGCCATTACTACCTATCCAGTAATTACTAGTATCAAGATTATCTCCTACAGCAGTTGCACCATCATTTTTAAAGTAGCAGTTTTTAAATACTGTAGTACCTAAATGATTTAATTTAATATAATTTGATCTAGAACTTTGTTGAGGTGTATAACTACCATTTATAATAAATTTACTATTATCAAATACAAAGTTTGTAAATTGTTTACTAGTTTGTATTTGTGTAGAATTAGTGTTAGCCCCCCAATTTAATTCAGATGAATTTATTTCAAACTTAGAGTTTTTAACATATATAGTTTTAGCAGGGTTAGCTATAGAATCAACAGGAATTGTTTGTCTAAATCCATCATTTCTAAAAAATGCAAAAGGATAGTTTATATTATCAATATACTTATCTTCTTCTATCCCTTTTATAAAATATACTCCTGCATCTGAATATATATTTTGAAATTTTTTAGTAAGTGCAGGTCTATTATAATTATCAGGATTATTTGATATTTCAGTTTTATCCTTTATATTAATTTCAAGACCATCTATAAAACCACCTAAGTTTCCAGAGTTATTTAATCCTATATCTTCTGAAAATCCAAAAGTAGAATTGAAACCTACATTAGTATCTACCACTTCAGCTAAATTAGATAATCTACTTATATCATTAATATATATTTTATTATCTATCCATTCAGCACCTAAAAACTGATCAGAAAATATATAACTTATAGGTCTATCTATTCTTAAAATATTATCTTTAATTACATCAGGCGTTCTACCTCCACTAGTAAGAGCGTAAACTTTTATATTTGTATTATATAAATCATTATTACTTACTGTAGAAGCTTCACCAGAAGTAGTAATAAAAGTATTTCTCATTTTATTATTAGTAAATACATCATTTCTACCTAATGAAACACCGCTGTTATTAAATACATTATTTGATATAATAACATCTCTTCCTAATTCTGATCTGATACCTAAAGTACCACCCCAACCTACTCTATCTTTTTCTAAGAAAGTACAATTTACAATTTTAACATCTTGTGTACCTATAAAAATTATATCTCCAACATAATTATTTTGAAAAGTCATACCATCTATAAGTACATGCCTTGATAACCTTCTCTTATCTTCAAAGTCAAAACCTGCACCCGGACTTATATCTCCATTATTCATTACAGTTCCACCTCTAAAAGTAACCATATATTGTGGTGGATTAGAAAAACCTTGACGCCCATTAAATGTCCAATGACAATTGTTAAAAGTAACGTTCTGTGCTGCAAGATCAGGAAATACATTTAATTCTATTGTTGATATATCTTTTACATCAGGAAAAGAGAATTTTACTCTTTTTACATCTTCTCTTAGTGTGTATTTATCATATAAATAAAGTCTTGGTGATCTGAATAAAAAATTATCAGCAGCATCGTAAAAATAAGCGTAATAATAATCTCTAGTAAGACCTGCCCATCCTTGAAAAGATGCATTACCTACAGTTATTTGTCTAAAACCAAACATATCATACTGTCTATCCCATATACCGCTACTAACACTAACGGAAGATGCAGAACTTGCCCATGTAGTAGAAGCTGTTATAAGACCTGTACTTGAATCTAAAAGACCTCTTTCTGTTCCACTATCTTTAGTATTGGTAAATGAAGAACCTGTTATTATACCTGAAATTTGAGCATCTCCTGTAGCTATTGCTCCATCACCGTGAAACTCTGTAACAGTTACATTATTTAATACAGCATTAGTTACACCAGAAGATATATTATATCCAGCAGGATACTCTGTTTGTTCTTGTGCTGTAAAATATTCTCCTATTAAAGTACCGCCGTTCCATGTAAATTTATCTGTATTGTATAGATAAAACATGTAAGCTTTTCTTTTTAATTGAACCTTTACAAAATTAATAGGAAAAGATTGAATTATCGCTCCTGTCATTTCATAAGTGATACCATCTGTACCATTACCTACTACCCAACTTACAGGTTCTTGTCTATCAAATTCCTGTGGTTGTTCTACTTCTGTCATATAATGACCTTCTGGAAATACTAATTTACCAGATTTTTTATTACGTAAAGCTATTGCAGTTTGTATTGCCCATTTATTATCAGTACCATAAAATACCCTCATATTAGTAAGAGGTAAAGGATTAGTTGTTCCTCTTACAGCAGGGTTAGCTAAAGTTACCTGTGTTGGAGAAATTACAGCAGCTATTGTAGTTTTAAGACCTTTTCTATCTTTAGTAGAATTGGCATTAGTTATAGCTATTTGTTGTCCTTGTCTACCTGTAAAATCTGCATCTGGTACAGTAAGTGTTGTTAAATTGGTCGTATTAATAGAACCTGTACCAATAGTCTTAGATTCGTCTTGAATGATATGATCTATACCGTCAGCTACAGCACCTAAATTAGTTATAGAAAACTCTTGTGGTAAATTCCATGAGCCTGCTATTTTAGATTCTGCTTTTATTGCATCTAAAAATTTCTTATTATTAAAAAAGACTATACCTGTATTATTACCTGTTAAAGTAAAAGCATTTAAATTTATACTACCTCCGCCATCATACAAAGTAATATTACTTGCTAAAGTTGTATTAGCAGTAAGAGTAAGATTTGTTTGAACTATAATTATTTTATTTGCATTAGCAGCAGAAGTTAAATCCGATACAGAAGTAGCTACTATAGAATTAATAAAAGTAGATGTACCTGTTCCACCACTACCTTGTATATAAGTACTTGAAGGTATTTTACCTGTAGCGTCAGTTTTTACAAGTTGTGAATTTCCATTAAATGTATTACCCTGTACAGTAACAGTACTGGGTAATCTAGCTACATTTAATGTACCTGTAGCTAAAGCAGCAGCATCTGTAGTAGCACTAGCATCACTACCTGCTATACCAGTAGCACCAGTATCTCCTTTATCTCCTTTATCTCCTTTATCTCCTGTAT